GAAGAAAACAAATAATCCGAACCCATCTCCTATCGGAAACAAGTTCGGATTATTTCTGTTTGGTCCGCCTGACGCATCAACAGACGAACTTTCGCATTTATGCTGCGCCAAAGTATTTTTTGCTTCTGGAACCCTACCGCGCCGCCGATGGTCGCCGGTCTGCGTAAACTGTAATATTTTTGTAACCATTCAGCAAATAAAAAATCCCCCGCCAGCTTTCCTCTCGGATTGCCAGCGGGGGATTTTTAGTTATGCAGTTTTAATGCACTGATTCGTCAGCTTTCCGTACACGTCCTCGTACAACTCCTGCTTATCGCCGTTGTATGTGTACTCGGCGTAGATTCCATCGCCGGAAACGGTGGTGGACAGCAAGGCCTTGTAGTTCTGCAACGTCTTGCAAGCCCATACCACAAATACGTTCTCAAGCGTGATCTTTGTTTCATTGTGGCTGTTGTACCACTTCACCAGCGCGTTCTTACAGACACTCTCGTACTCTGCCATGCCAGTAATAATCATGTGCATTCTGTCCTTTCTCAGTCCTCCCGGATGGGGAGTGCCTTTGCTCTCGTATACAATTCGGTTCCGGTTCCGTTACCTCCCAGAGCGTGATAACTCTTATAGAGGTATTCAATGTTCTTCAAACCGGGCAGGTCGATGTACCCTTTCTCGATGTAATGGGTACACGCCTGATACAGCCGGTCGTGGAGAATTGCCAGCAGACCGTTTTTGATTGCCTTGTTTTCCTCTTTCTGTGCCTTGATCTTCTTGGAGAGATTACGGTATGCAGCGGTCAGACCTGCCGCCACGATGCCGAAAAGCCATTGCGCCCAGTATTTGACGATAAATTCCAGCATCGTTTACTCCTTGCGATTCTTGTTGTCCTCCCCCACGTTACCGAAGTGGGCCACAGTAGTGGTTTCTGCGGATTTCTTTTCCATGTAATCTTCGAGCTTCTTCTTTGTGAAGTTGAACACAAGCTGTACGATCCAGTCCAGCGTCCGCTCATTGATCGCCCAGTCCAGCCAGTCCGGGGTGTAGCCCCTCATGACGGCAATGACATGGGCTTTCTTTTCCGCGCCTGCGCCGCTGCCGAACTTTTCCTCCGCATTGACGATCCACTTGTACACCGTCTTTGCGACCGCAAGGCCATAGCCCAGACGCACCGCTGCCAGTGCCGTCACCACAAGACCAACCACCATAAAGATGACAGCCAGCCATTCAGGGAACGCCATCAAAAAAACTTTCAGAATGTTCTCCATATTGTTGTTTTCCTCCTACTCTCAGCCCACCCAGCGGCTCTTTGCCGCACGGGTGTCGATATGTACCCAACCAGCAGGGCGACCGTTCTTCACAGTGTAACGCCCAATGCCGCCGGTGTTTTTCAGCAGCGTTTCCGCGTAGGCCGCGACCGTTTCCACATCCACGCCCTGAACCCGAATATCCGCCGCCATGCCGTAGCAATGCTGGCTGTACGTTGCTCCCTTCACCGCCTTGTTGTGGGCGGCGGTGCGATATGCGCTGGTGATTGTCACCGGCTTTCCGAAATGATCCCGGATGTTCTGCAACAGCTTCACCAGTGCGTCGTCAATAAAGATGGGGTCCGTCCCATCCTTACAGCGAAATTCCTTCACTGCAAAGTTTGCGGACAGCTTCTTGCTTCCGTTCTTTGCAAGCGAATAGGCTTTAATTGCCATTTTCAACCTCTCCTTTCCGGCTCAATGCCTTACCACAGCTGCCCGCGCAGCACTCAGCGTACAACACGGCAAACTCTCCGCGTTCCGCGGTCGTGTCCACTCCCGCCGCTTCCAGTTTGTCAAGCAGCGTTTCGCACAGATCGGGCCACTTTCTTTTCATTGCTCTTTCCTTTCCAGATTGTTTCATCCGGGTCAGGCTCTCCGTACTTCCGCATTGCGTTAAGATAAATCTGGTTCAGCCGCCACCGTAGGCTTTCGCTCTCCGTATGTTCCAGCAGCCCCTTAATACTGGCAACACGGCGTTTGAACGCATCTTCATCCATCTGCCCGGAAGCGTAAAGCTCCGATATTCTCTTGCCCTCCCGCTTCAACCGCCCCACCGTGCTTTTGCGTAGTTTCATGTAGGCGGGCCAAATCCGCACACCTACAAACTCCACGCCCATCCGCACCGGTCGGATGCAAGTCTTGTCGTTCAGGTCAAGCTCCAACTCTTCATGCAGGAACGCTTCGATCTTAGCTTTCCACTCGTGCAAAGTTTCCTTGCTCTCCCCAAGGATCACAATGTCATCCATGTACCGGATATAGTAATGTATCTTCAAGATGTGCTTGCAATACTGGTCAAGTTCATTCATGTAGATGTTGGCGAAGAGTTGCGAAGTCAGATTGCCGATCGGCATTCCAACATCGTACAGCCATTCCTCCGGCGGCGTATCCTGCGGTGCTTTTCCGCGTGGTAGCCCAAACGGTTCCGCCCTGCTGTTTACAACGCTTTCGAGGAACTTCATCAACTTCGGGTCTTTGATGCGCTTTGCCAAAATGTTCAGCAGCTTCTCGTGACTGACCCGGTAAAAGAACTTGCTTATATCCAGTTTCAGGTAATACCATCCCGGCCCCGGCTTCCGGTCTACCTGCCGCATCCAGTATTGCAACCGTGCTGCGGCTTTGTGGCTTCCTTTTCCCTTTCGGCAGGCATAGGAATCCTCAATGAATAACCGGTCATAAATCGGGTTGAGGTATTGGTATAGGCTCCATTGCACGATCCGGTCTTTGTATGGCAACGCCATGACCAACCGTTTCTTCGGAACGTATACCCATATCTTCCGGTATGGTCCGAGCGGACATTCTACGGCGATCATCTGGTCTTGAATCAGGAACAAGTTGTGTTCCAGATTCGCAGTGAACGCCAGAACTTCCGAACGGTATCTCTTGCCCTTGCGGGCGTTGTGGTCAGCTTCCACGAGGTACTCAAACTCGCAGATCACATTCCACGCATTTTGAATTGTGTTTATTTCATTTGGCATTTCTGCCCTCAATTCCACCACGCCGCGTGTAGCGTTTCCGTTTCCACGGCAATACAGATTTTTTCCGGTCGTGCTGGCCGGAACGGAAACAGGCTCCTTTAGACCCACACACCGACTGCGACCCGTGGATCACAGCCCCCATATCCAGTGTGGTGTCACCGCACATAATGTGTTTTGTAGGTGTAAAGCGGAACGGCCCCCGATGTTCCAGTTGGAATTGGAACGCGGATTGTTGAGGTTCAAGTTGAACACACCGGCATTCGTGCCGTTGTTCCAGTTGCCACCGCGAATCGGACACCGCTGTAAATAGCCTGTTCCCGTATGAAAACGGTAGGCTTTAGAGCGAAGCTATGTAGCCGCCCAACAGCCTACCTATTTCATCGTTAAATTTTGCCCACGTTTCATATTGGTGTATCGTCAATGGCGGCGGGTACTTGCCCCCGTGTAATTTTTTACTCGCCGCCAGCCTAACAAACTTTCTCAACACGGCCAGTTCCACATCCAGATTTTGTGTGGTGGTCTTTTTGAAATATCGTCTGTCTATCTCAACGCTGTATCGAAGAATCGCCAACATACTTCTGCGAAGTTCATCCGCAAGTTCACGGTCTTTTCTCGGAAAGCTCTGCGTGATCGGATAACCGTAGTCAACCATTTCTTCGATTTTCTCCGCCAAATGGAACGGTTCAGTCCTCTTCTTTTTGTCGCCCTGCTGGGGCGGCACTTCGGCTTCTGCATTCGGCACAGTCAACACCTCCAAAAAATCAGCGCGGTGTGCCGCTGGCGCACCGCGCATTCTGTTCTATTTTTACTTTGGTCTGCGCTACCGCGCAGACCGTCAGCTTATCAGGCTTCTGCTGGCAGCTTTACAAAAGCGGAACGGCCCCCGAAGTTCCAGTCGGAAATGGAACGCGGATAGCTGAGGTTCAAGTAGAACACACCGGCATCCGAGCCGTTGCTCCAGTTGCCACCGCGAATCGGACACCGCTCCTCTGCGCCATTGTTGAACCAGAAATAATCATTGCCGTAGGTGGCATCGATACCGTCCCCGGTCAGCGCGGTGTCCGGCATCAGAGCAAGGGACATGAGGATCAGCTTTGCAGCATCACCAACGGCAGAGCTGGCGGTAATATCCTTGAACGAGCAACCGCGTCCCTCGTCCTTCTGGTCCGAGATAGTGCTGTCCCACACAGCCTTGCCAGCCACAACATTCAGCTTGATGGTTCCGGTGGTCGTTCCGTTTCCATCAGGAGCGACCAGAGAGCCATCGCTTGCCTTGATTGCCCGCCATGCACTGCTGGATGCACCGTTGCTCACGCTGTTGTCCGCGGCGTTGTTGTTGGGGATGATCTGCAACTCGCCCTTGACCAGACGCAGGCCGATGCACCACTCCCACACATTGCCGTTCATGTCCCAGATACCGTCCATGCGTCCGTTGTGGCTCCACGGCAGCGGGCCAGTGCCAGTGCGGACGCGGGCAGTCTTGCTGTTGTCCTGCACACCGGGGACAGGGATTGCTTCGTAAAAACTCTCGGAAGTATCCTTGCCGTAGTTGTTGTTGCCCTTCGGCTCACAGCCGTGCTTATGACACCACAGCGCGACCGCCGCCCACTCTGCGTTGCTGATCTCGTGCCAGCCCGCGCCCTTTGCATTGGTCTGGGTCACAAACCAGTCGAGGTTGTGGGACACGGTGGGGTCCTCTGCGGGCAGGCTGTATGCACGGCCACTGTCAGTGCAGGTGCTCTGGTACTTGCCGAACCAGAAGCCGTCGATCTCCTTGCCGTTCACGATAAAGGCCGGGTGCGTTTCGGTGCTCTGCGTGGACAGAACATCGCACAGGCGGAACTTCGGGATGAACACATGGATAGACGGCATCTCCTTGTCGTCGAAGAGCAGGTCATTGGTAGGGAATGCGGTCTGTACCGCAAGGCGGGTAGCATCAAAGTTAGTTGCCATAGTCTTTTTCCTCCTTACAGAATGTCAAAATCTTCGATAGACCACAGGCGCAGGGTTACATCGTCCGTGTTCAGCGGCTTTGCCTTGCGCTCAATGTGGGTCTTGGGTGCGGTATCTTCCGCCGGGGCCGTTTCCTCTTCGGTTTTCTCCGTATCTTCCACAGCAGCGGTTGCGGTGGCGTTCTCTGCTTCCCCCTCAACCTCTACGTCCTCGTACTCGATTGCAGGGATTTCAACCTCTGCGACATAGAAGCGGCTCTCGCTGCCATCGATCAGCAGATTGCCCTCGGCATCGCCGGTGATGGTCTTGGTCACAGGGTAGTCACGCTGGTACTTTGCAAGGTTCATGGTCAGAGTACCATCCGCAAAGTCCAGCTTCGTGCCGCGCAGACCGTACTCAACCTTGCGGCCCTCGTTCAGTTCGATAACTTTCATCAGTTCATACCTCCCGTTACTCTCACAACAACCACAACGGTCTGAGCGGAACCGTCATGTTTCAGTTTGAAGCCGTTGGTCAGCTTGCCAGACACGGTAACGTCTCCCAGCCGTCCGCCTGTGTAGCTCTTCACATACACATCCACGCCATAGTTAGCATTCTTTCGGGTCTTTGCCAGTCCCACGCTGACCTCGTTGATCCCGAACGGCCACTTACTGCCGTTTTTCAGCGTCACCTCTTTGACTTCTGCCGCCACCTCCGGTTCCAGCGCAGACAAGCGGCTGTTCTGCTGCGTGTCGGTGTTCTTCATGCTGGCAATGTCCGTAGTGTGACTGCCGGTAGTCTTTTCCAGTGCGGCCAGCCGGGTGTCCTGCTGGCTGTTCAGGGTCTTGATGCTGGCAATGTCGGTGTCATGGCTGTTGCTGGACGTTTCCAGCACACCCAGACGGCGACCGAACCAGAGCAGCATAATATTGATGATGTTCGCCGCCGTGGTGGAATCAGAGATTCCGACCTCCATACGGTTGAACTGATCCTGTTCCAGCAACGTGCCCTGCTGGATTACCTGCCCTTTCTGATCCTCAACGTGGTTGCGCCAAAAGGTTCTCTTGAACATTTTCTCTTATCCCTCCTTGCTCAAAAGGTGCTTGCCAGTTCCGCGTTCGCTTCCGCTATCCGAAGCACTTCGGGTTCGACCTCGATCAGCGGGAAAGTAAAGCGCAGCAGACCGGCGTTGATGCTGTCGCGGGACAGGCTCACGCTCTGGCTCCCGGCCAGCTCGCCGTTGTTGTCGTAGACGCGCACACCGGTAATCGTGTCCTTCGCCCCGGAACTCGGCGCATTGACACAGACCACCACAGCAGTCCCGGCAATCTCCTTGCTGTTGATCTCGCCATCAATCCATGTGCTCTTGTTGAGCTGGTACTGAAAGCGAGTTACCGCCCGCAGCAGTTCAGCGCGGCGGTTGTTCAGAAAATTCTCCGTGAAAAATGCCATCTTCTTTCTCCTTTCTCTGCAAAAGAAAAAGCCCTTTCGGGCTGTTGCAGCTTGTTACAGATAGGTCTTTCCGCAGACGTTCAGTGTCACCTTGAACGTCTCCACTTTCACTTGACCTTCCGTTGTTGCTTCCGCGCTTGCTCCCAGCATTGCGGCCATCGGCTTTGTGCCGGTTGTCGAATCGCCCGCTTCGCCCGGACTTCCCGTGAACGCTTCCACTCTGGTTTCAGAGTAGAGCGGCATATTGGCGGTGTAGCCCTTTGTGCTGGTAACGGGCAAGTCGCCGGTCACGCCGCTTCCAGTTTCCGCCGGGGTGATGGTGTAGCCATCCACCGCCGGGGCAGATTGCAGTTCTTGTCCTGCGCTCCAACCTTTCGTTGCCACCTCCGGGATCGTGCCCGTGATTTCCGGGAATGCAAGGAACGCTTCGACGTTCGGTGCTACGTTCAGTCCCTCGCCGGTCGAGTATCCAAGCTGTGCCGGTTTCCAGTATGTTCCACAGTACGGTATTCCGCACTCCGGCACTTTGTAAGCCATGCACTCCACTGTCACGCCAACGCCGATGCTGTGCCGTACCATGTAACTGATCTGTTCAAGGTGAGCAGACAGGCGTTTGGTATATCCCAGCAATTCCTCCATTTCCCGGATGGTGTGATACTGCGCCGGAGCTTCGGTAATGTTGACGTTCAGCCGCCAGAAGCCGGGGGTGCCGCCGTAGTCGAACCACTCTTCCACCTCAGAATCCGGGTATACGGCACTCGCCTGCTCCCGGACTGCCTTTACCGTTCCCGCATATCGCTGAATCTCGATTGCTGTTTGTACGATTCTGCGCTTTGTTTCCAGATCGGCGTTAGGATCGTACCACTCGATTTTGAGGTAAACCGCCATCTGATCCAGTACACCCTCATTGCAGGTGTCCACTTCCGAGAATGTTGTGCCCGCATCGAGATATTCAAACATCCTGTCTTGCAGTTCTCCATAAACGGCAGACAGGACTTGCGCCCACGGTTGAGCGGCAACGATTCGCGGCAGTCCGTCCGTGATCCTTGCATCCCGCAGGTTAATCATCCTCGATACCTCCGTAGGTGATCGTCGGCGTTCCGCTCAGTTTCGGAATCTGCACAACAGCTTTTCCCGAATCTGCTCCGCTCTCGACCACCTTGTAGACCGGTTGGCGCATCTCTATCCTTTTTACGCCCGCTGCCCGCAGACGGGAAGCAAGCTCCAACGGGTTTATGTCCCGCCCGATAGAACGCTGCCACACCTGAAACTCTTCCACGGCCTTTGTGACGTTCTCCTGAACGATGCTTGCACTCTTAGAATTTCCAGAGCCGATGTAATAAGTAAAGTCGATGCTGTACTCTACTTCCTCCGGGGCCTTGCAGATTACAAGGTCCGTCATGGGTCGGCGGGCTTCGTTCATCAGGTACGTTTGCATTTCACTTACGTCCTTTTCACTTGGCATCTTTCCGCCGGTCAACATGAAGAAGATGTACACCGTGCAGGCAACATTCCTCGGACTAACAGCGATTGCGCTTTCTACATCCGATCGGAACGACATAGCCCAGAACTCGTAAGCGTCCCTCGGCCCAGCGCAGGAGTAGGTCGTAGGCGAAAGCCAGATTCTACGGGTCAGACTGTCGTCGCTCTCCACGTCTGCGCCGCCGCTGCTGGTGTCGGTGTTCTCCACCGCCGCCACATACGGAATGGCATCAACCAGTGTATCAACAACACCGGGCGGAATGTCGTTGCCGCCCGCGCCTACCACTTCGGCCTGTGCCAGCACATCCACATAGGTCTTGCCAATGTCGATCTGTGCATAGTCCATTGTGGCAAAATAAACACCCGCGGCAGTTCTGACGCGGGTTCCTTGCGGGATCATGGCAACGGTTTTCTGAACGGCAGACAGCGTAAAGCGAACCGTCACCGTTGCATAGGTTGCCGGGGTGCGCTTCACGCCAAACGGCAAGCCCATGTTGTCCAGCTCTGCGCCGGTCGCTGTTTTTAGCAGCGCACAGCGGGTGCGCTTCTCCGCAATCTGAATCATCATGTAGTACAGCTCCGTCATGCTTTTCAGGGTAAGCATAATCGGGTCTGCTTTGTTCAGGGGCGGGGCCGTACCGTTCACGGCCTTATAGTTCCGGGTATAGATTTCCGTCACCAGATTGCTTACATCCTGCAACGTAAGGTTTCCGGTAACGCTGTACTCCGGTATATCGGCAAACTCAGCAATGTTAGACAATCTGCACCACCACCTTTGGCCGGATGCGTCCTTGCTGGCTGTGGCTCGTTTCATACTGCACTTCCAGCACTTCTGCCCGCGGCTCGTACTTCTTTGTTTTGCGAATGATCTCTGCTGTAAGCACCGCCTGTGCAGCTTCGGCAGGCAGGCTCAAACATTCCATGTTCAAGCCAAACTCCCGGTCAAGGGCTTGTTCTCCCTCTTTGCTGCCATAGAGTGTCAGCAGACAGTTGTAAATATCCAGTTCTTCGGTTTTGCCAGACGGCTCAATCTCAACGTCGAAGCCGCCAAGCGTCATAGTTTCCATATCGTCGCTCACGGTGCGTATTCCTCCAACGTCAAAGTAACCTTACCGTCTTTCAGTCCCCAGAAACGATGCACCGCACCCCAGCCCGTCGTCACCTTTGTCAACTTGAACGGATTCTGCGACATAGGTTTGTTGTTCAGGATGAAGTAGTCAATCGTTCCAGCTTCACAGTGCTTCATGAGTGCGTCAAAGATTTTGCGCGGGTTCACGCCCAGCTTTGAAACCAACTGGATTTCAAACTGGTACGACTTCAAACCCGGCCCCGTGTACTCGCTCTTGTCTTTGCCGCCGATTACACTGTGCGTGGCCCAGTTGCTTGATGTGCTTCCGTTGATATTGTCAGGTGTCAAGACACGCCAACTTGATACCGTAAATATCAGTCCCGCATAGCATCCAATGCTTCCCCATGCCATAGGATCACCCCCTTACGGTGTCGGAGTTCCGGTTTCGCCAGCAACAACATACGGGCCAGCCGTGGCCGCACCAGAATGAGTGTGCTTGTGGTTTACCAGAGAAATGCCGTTGATCTTGCAATCGCCGGAGCCACCAGAGATATTCACGGTCGATCCCTTGATGTTCACCGTCGTTCCGTTGAAGTTCAGCGTAACGCCCTTGATCTCAACCGTTCCGTTCTGACACACCTTTACGGTGGAACTTCCCACCTTGAAAGTCATGTCGCCCTTGACGGTGTACTCCACGTTCTTCCCAACGGCTTCTTTCACATTGCCGTCGATGGTTTCCGTGTAGTCGCCGGTGTCGCTGTCGTACTGCTCAAATGCTTTTCCCTGCTCGTCGTTGTAGTCGTGCCGGTAGCGGCCTTTCTTGCCCTCGACGGGCTTGTTGTCCTCATTCCAGATCGTGCCGATGCACGTTCCCATTTCCTGACTGTCGGAGTTGTGGAGGACGCAGACCAGCTTGCCTACGACCGGCATCCGGTACATGGCATTGGAAACCATGCAGATTTCATCCGTGACCGAATCGGCTCGGTCCTCGTATGTAACCTCAATGGTTCCGTCCTCGTAGTTCACCTTGGACACAGAGCCAATTCGGATAACGCTGCTCATGCTGTTACCCTCCCACTCTGCTTGCAGAAACTTTCGTCACCAGACCGGAAGATTTGTTCAGCGTGTGGCTCACGGTGTCCATGTAATACTTCCCGTTCAGTTTCCCTAGTCCCTTTATATTGATGCACATGGTCGAACACAGACTCAGATTTCCCATCGTCGAAAAAGAAATGGTCGTGGCCGAATGGTTCTTGTTGTCGATGGCCGCTTGAAGCTGCCTTTTTGCGTCCGCTTCGCTGGACGCATACTGGTTCAGTTTCAGCATCCTGTCGGCAGTACCGATTGTGACCTTGATGTTGACTTTCTTTTTTTGGTTCGAGTAGGTGAACTCTCCACCGGTGTACGTCCCGGAAAGCGTTGTGTTCCAGCTCAAAGAGTTAGGCACAATGTCCGCCGGGGTAAAGGTTGCTACTGCATCCTTTTTCTTGTACTGCTCACGATCAAAAATCCAGATTTTGCTCCGGTAGGTTTTGAGGATCAGGCCGTATGTGCTGCAAAGTTTTTGTAGGAACGAACTATCCGTGTCGTCCTGCTCTTTCAGCGCAATGTCCACGTCCTCGGCATCCATGCTGCACCCCAGCCCGTACCGGTCGGCAATGGTCTGAGCGATGCGCTTGATGGAGGTCTTTTTCCAGACGCACTCTTGGTTTTTTTCGTGAAAGCTCGTTCCGTTCGGACGGGCCACCGCGCCGATGGTCAGCACACACGGCCCAGCGGAATAGCTGAGATCGTCCACCACCAGCGTCCCGCAGTCAAGCGGGGTGCTGTCACCCTGCACGATCCAGTTTTTCGTGCAGAGTGTCGGGTGTAGCACAGCTTCCTTATCCGGCAACCACGAGTTGATCCACTTATCATCCACCGCGTTTACCTTGATGGAAATGCTGTCGCTCGAATCTGCTCCCCGGTCGTTATAGGTGAAGCTCTCCACATCCCCGGAAATGTCCCCGGAAATATCGGTGTCGTTGTACTCCAATTTCAGGATCGTTTTTCTGGGCTGAATCGCAATCATATATATCACCACCTACCTTTTCCACGGCGGCAGGTTATCGTTTGCCGCCACCTCTTCTTCAATGTCCGGCGTGACTAGCTCAACGCCGGAATCGAATCTGTAAATCTCGATGTACTCCCGGTTTGCGGCCATCAGCACATCGGCTTTCAGCTCGTCACCGTAGACGGATTTCGCAATGCCGTCCCAAGTGTCGCCGCTCTTTGTCGTGTACGCCATCAGGCCACCCCCTTACGAAGCATATTTGACACGGCCCTGTTCACGCTCTTTTTCACGCATTTCCTGTTTGAACTCTTCAAATAGCTTCCGCATTTCGCGTTCAAGCTCTTCCATGTTTGTCCCGCTGCCGACAGTGATGTGCGGCGAAAAGACAAACTGGGAATCCTTGATGCTGCTGGAACTTCCGCCGTCACCGCCGCCCGCGGCGCGGTATGCACTGGACGGCATATCCGGCAGGGTTTTCTCGGTGTCTCTCTGCGGCAGCATATAGAGCGGTGTTCCGGTGTCGGTCAGAACACCGTTTTCCCAGCTCGACAGCACCGTGCCGCCATTATAGGTCTTGGCCGCTTCGGTCAGCATAGAGGTGATCGTGCTGTCCCCGCCAAAATACTTGTTCAGTACCAGCGGGGCAACATCAGCGGCAATGCTGGTAGCTGCCAGAGCCAGAGAGCCGTCACCGGCCAGCGAGTTGTTGGCGACCGTCCACAGCATAGATGCTACGTCCCCCGCCGTGCGGATACCGTTAGAGCGTAGGGCATAGTCGGCATAGGCTTTGGAGAAGTCGATCAGGTTGTTCAGCTTCTCGTTGCCTGTTGCGCTGTTCTCTGCAAGTTCTTTCGCGGTCTGGTACGTTTCAGCCGGAACGTCGGGCGTTTCTATGGCGGGCATTTGTGCCGCATCCTGCTGCGGCAGCATATAGAGCGGCGTTCCGGTATCGGTCAAGACACCGTTTTCCCAGCTCGACAGCACCGTGCCGCCGTTGTAGGTCTTTGCTGCTTCGGTCAGCACAGAGGTGATCGTGCTGTCCCCGCCAAAATACTTGTTCAGTACCAGCGGGACAACATCTGCGGCGATGCTTGTCGCTGCCAGTTCCAAGGAACCATCACCGGACATGGCGTTGTTCGCCACCGTCCACATCATCGACACCACATCGCCAGTGGACTTGATGCCATTGGAACGTAGTGCGTAATCGCCGTAGGCTTTGGAGAAGTCGATCAGGTTGTTCAGCTTCTCCTTGCTTCCGTCGGTAAATCCACCGTTGGAAAAATACTGGACGTTCTGTGCACCGGCTGCGCGGGTCGCATCCTCACCGGACACGCCCAGCATACGGCCAGCTCGCACCCAGTTTTCCACGTTGCTGTCGTGGACACTGGGCTTGAAAGAAATTACGGCTTCCGTTCCTGCTTCACCGGCGATGCTCACCCCGCGGGTAAAGCCACCGTTGGCGAAAGCAGGCATTGCCACTTCCGACAGGTTGAAACCGAATGTCTTACCGGCAAAGCTCTTCGCCACCGGAACATTTTCAAGCCACTGGGGAACCGTGAACGAGAAACTGTTCAGGGCATGAATGATGCCGTTGACAACCGTAATCGTCACCGACACGATGCCTTTTATCAGCCCAACGATGGACTGGATCACAGGCTCGATCACCGGCAGCAGACCGTGGATCACATCGACCACCAGCTTGATTGCATTTATCAAGGTCGTTCCGACCAGACTGATAATCATGCTTATCAGCGGCGATACCGCCGGGAACAAATCGTTTACCGCGAAGCTCAGCACATCCGCCAGTAACGGTTTGATGTGGTTCACGCCGAGGTCTACGATCTGACCAATCAAGTCCTTTACCGATTCGATGATTGGGATCACTGCACCGAACGTAGTTCCTAGATCGTCAATTCCGAGGATGCTCTTTCCGCTTAAACCTTGCTGGATGTTTTGCAGGTTTTCCAGTGAGAAAGCATTGCTCAAAGTATCGTGGATGTTCCCCGCGATACCCTGCACTTTCCCGGTGAATCCATCAAAGAGCGTCAGCCCCTTTTCGCCAAACACCTGTCCGATGATCTTGCGAATATCCTCGAAGTGATCTCCCAGCAGACTGACCACCGCAATCACACCGCCCAGACCGGCAATCACTGGCCCGAATGTTGACATAAGGCCAGCGAAGATGTTGAAACCGCCTTTCAGGACTGGCGATGCCACGGCCTTGCCCAGCCCGAACGCCTTGCCGCCGAAGTCTGCCACCGCCGGAGCTGCATTTTTTATAAATCCGGTTGCGCCAGACAGCACTTGTCCGGGGCGCGTCTGGTTGAAGATGTACCCCATCTGCGCAAGAGCAGCCTTTCCGCTCAATCCCTGCGTGCTGTTTGCCATTCGGTAGATGGTTCTTCCCAAACCAGTACCGTTTGCAAAGTTCATCTTTGAGAGGAAATTCACGCCAGCTTTTGCAGCATTTCCGGGCATCGCTCCAAATACAGCAGCCGTAGCCCCACCGAAGTTTTTTAGTCCTCCTGCAAGTTTCGCCACGTCGATGCCGTTCGGGCCGATGATTCCCGTGAAAATCTGCTTGGCAACTCCACCGATGCCGGATGCGATTTTCGTCTTTCCGAAGTCAGACGCAGCAGACATAACGCCGTTGATATAGGGGAAGCTCTGTCGGATGGTTTGTCCGCGCTCCGTTGCTCCCATAACATCCCGAACAAAGCTGATTTTGGATTTTCCCAAATCCTTTCCGTCAGCCTTTGTCAGCCCGGTAAAGTTTTTCATGGTAGCCCACAGACCAATTCCCGCGCCGTTCGCTCTTGTCGCTATGCTTTTCAGCAGTGAGTTTTTGGGCTGCGGGCCAACAGACGAAGGCGGGATGCTTGCCATCTGTGCGCCATAGCCCATACCGCTGGCGATGGTGCGGATTCCATTGAAAGCCGCCCCGCCGCCGGTGACGGCCCCGCTCACGCCCTTTGTGACCCCACTGACGACTTGAAGAATCTGCGGTGCAAACCGCATACCAGCCCACGCTGCGCCGATTCCGCCGAGCGTTGCGGCTACCTTGTCGCCGTTGTTCAGCAGATACTCGATAACTTCCCTTACCCGTGCCGTTATATCCGGCAGGGCTGTGCGGAAGTCATTGAGCTTGTCGATGACAACACCGGCAACCTCTTTCAGAATCGGCAGGAAGTTGTTTCCGATCTCGATGCGGACGGCCCGCCATGCGTTGCTCATCATCGACAACACCGATTCAGAGGTTTCGCATTTCAGCAGAAATTCCTTGTACATACTTCCGTTGTACTTTGAAGCATCGCCCACATCGTCCAGCGTTTGTACGAAGAGGTCAAGATTTCCGGTCAGCTTTGCGCCGCTCTCGATAGCCCACTGGCCGAGCAACGTTTTTAGGTAGCCAACTTGCTTATCCTCGTCCTGCCGCCCTATCGCCGTAAACAGTTTCTTCAACGCTTCCGGCGCAAGGGACTTTCCGTTTGCATCGACTTTCTGCATATCTTTTGCAAACTGCGTTGCACTGAATCCCAGTTCTTCAAAGGCTTCTTTCTGGGCTTTTGTCGCCTTTGACCCCATTGTGAGGTTTGTGTACATACGGCGGATAGACGTTGCAACCGTGCTGGAATTAACGCCCATTGCCAACAGAGCCGTTGACAGGGCGGCGGTCTGATCCGTGTCCATGCCAGCGATCAAGCCAAGTGAGCCGGTGTCGTTGACCGTCTGCGCAATTTCTGCGGCTGTCGTCGCATAGTGTGCGCCCAGATAGTTGATCTGGTCGGCCAGCTTCATAACGCCCTCGTGGTTGGTTCCGAATGCAACCTCCCATTTTGCGGCCCAGTCGCCCGCCTGATCTGCGGAAATATCCATAGCCGTTCCCATTTCGGCAACGTCACGCAGGAAGCCCTCGCTTATCAGGTCGTCCATGCTTTTGCCGGACTGACCGGCAGCAGCCGCAAGGCGGGTAAGCTCTTTTGCGGTGTACGGAATCTCCGTGCTTAAATCAAGAATGTCTTTCGACATTTGTGCGTAGTTCTCGTGGACAATTTTTCCGTTGTCGTCTGTCAGACCTCCAACGTACTTTGTCACATCCAGCATCTCGCTCTCGAAAGAGACTGCTTCTTTTGTGGTGTTCACCACGCCAGCCGCTACGCTTCCTGCGGCAACGGCTGCGCCCTTTGCAATGTCTGCCGCGAACTTCGATGCACCGTTTGCGATACTTCCAATCTGCAAATTTGCTGACTTGACTGCCTGTGCAAGCGAGTTGTCAACGTGTCCGCCGATCAGAATAGAAAGCTCTAGCTCTTGATTTTTTGCCATTCCTCCGCCACCTCCCCGTGAATTTCTACCAGCTCACGCACCGGCAGATTGAGGTAGAAATCCGCACTGGTATGCGTAACCGTGGCTAGGCTTATCGCCGCCTTTCTTATCGTTTTGTAGCCGCCCTTTAAGCGAAAAAATCCTTGTGGTTGACCTCTGCGCGGAGCTGCACAGCTTCCGACAGCGGCAGGCCAAGGAAGAAAGCAACATCCTTACCGGTCGCCATAGAAGCGATCAGACAGCAGTAGTAGTAGTTCAGCGTCTTTTCTGCCGCACGAATATCTTCTTCCTCCATGCGGTTCTCCGCCTGACGGACGTTCATGCCCGTCATGTTGGCAACACCGGACAGGTCGATCTCGGTATAGGTTTCGCCCTTGTAGGTGTAGGGCTTGCCGAACTTCATAACGTGGCTATGCTTGTCCTTGTTGTCGTCGTCTGCGGTCGCATTGCGGAGAGATGCCTGCACGGTCTGGCGCACTTTCTTGCTTGCTCCGATAGGAAGCAGCTCGAAGAACTCAATGGGGAGCTTCGTTGCGGCTGCGGCCAGAGCGTCGGTATAGGCAGTGGCGGTTTCGGGAGTAATCATTGCCGCCATCTCGCCCTCGTTGTACAGCTTCTTGATGATAAGAACTGCGTCCTTGATCGTCAGCTTGTCCAGACCGGACAGGTCGATCTCAGTGTACTCCGTATCATCGAACTTGTAGGGACGAGCCAGCTCAACGATTTTCGGGTTCTTCTTTACCTCTGCGGTTTCGGTCTGCTCTGCGGCGGTAGAAATGTTCTTTTCCATGACTATTTCCTTTCTGTTGATACAAAAAATTGACCGCCCCGGTCTTTCGGGGCGGTCATTCGTTCCAGTGGGATCAGATCAGTGCGGTAACGTCCGCCAGCATATCCTCACCCTGCACACGGTAGATACCGTTCAGCTTGTCGATAGCGATAATCTCTTCGCCGTCGTTCTCGATCATCAGGTAGGTCAGTTCGAGCTTGACCTTTGCTTCCATGCCCTCGCCCGCCTTGATCTTGCCGGGAGTGAACTCCTTGACACGACCGACCTCAACGATGCGCAGGCCCTTGTAGGCATAACCAAGGCTCTTATCGACCGCCTGCTGTGCCACACGGAAAGTCAGATTGACCTGACGCTTCGGGGACAGGACGTTGACAAAGCTCGAATACACGAGGTTGAAAGAAATCTCCTGCTCGATGCTCTCAAACTGGCCGATATTCGGTGCGGAGATTTTGCCGAGGATGCCAGAACCGGAAACGTCAATAGTTTCCGAGGTGATCTGCGGCAGGGTGATCTCCGGGGCCGTGCCGATTGCTTTCACGCCGTCAATGTAGACGTTGAAGCTGTTGACAATTTCCGGGGTCAGGTTAGTATCCAGTGCCATTGTTTATTTCCTCCTTCCTCTTTTAGCCGCCCAGCGCATCAGAGATTGCGTTTGGATCGAACTCCACCAGCTCTTCGATGTCCTCTGCCGGGTTGAACGGAGACAGATACTTGTGGAAAGTAATGCAGCCGTTCAGCAGCGAGGTGGTGGGATTCTCGCTTTCGATGTACTGAATCTCATGGCGGGCGCAAATGCCACGGCTGACAAAGCTGTTTCCGCGCACATTCTCGCTGTCCACCAGAGCTTCGATCAGACGCTTGTTCAGAGGATCATCGACCTTCTGGAAGTAGGTCTGAATGAACGTGTTGTCGTCCCAGCTCATAAAGCGGCGGACGCTGAACCAGCGATCCTTGGGGTCGGTAGTGCCCGGATACGCTGCGGTGTTGTTGCCCCACAGTCTGAAACCGTTCATGTTCAGCCACGTTGCCACGCCGAACGAGTTGACGACGTTCGCCTGTTCCTGATCCAGCAGCACCTCCGTACCGTCTTTCAGGCAGGCGGCAGAGATTGCCAGCGTCTTGTTGGACGGGCTGACATGAGGAATGTCGCCGTTGGCTGCATCGGTCGCCACGGTCAGCGCCGCCGCCATAGCGGAGCCAGCATAGCGCGTATCACCCACCTTGGCATACAGCCAGACAGGGTAGCAGTTCGGGCTAGTGACCGCCTGCTTCTCTTTCTGCTGCTTTACCTCGGTGTAGGTGGTTGCTCCTGTGGCAGAGCTGTCAATATCCACGATACAAACAGCTCGGAACACGCCGTTGATGTTGCCGGTTTTCGCCTGCAAGCCAGCGGCAACGGTAGCATTCTCCGACCAACCGGGAGCCAGCAGAATACCGGGGGTCATGTTCAGCGCGGGGTAAATCTGACGGATTACCTCCATGCCGGTTTCTACGCCCTTGGCATTCACACCGCCCACAATGTCGGCGGCGGTAACGGCATCAGGGTCGATCTGCACACCACTCACGGTCAGGCTGGTTGCGCTCGCGGCCTTTCCGCCGGGGATGATGGCAATGGTCACATAACCGTCATCGTCAAAGGCTGCGGTGTAGTCCGTGCCAGCGGTCAGGGTCGTAGATGCGGACTTGACAACCAGCTTGTCCAGCAGAATGTCTTTCTGCTCCACAGTTGCAACGCCACTGTTGACCTGCACGGTGGTTTCTGCCATGTCCTTCTTGTGCTTGTTGGGGTCGAGGACGTTAATCAGGATCACCGGCGCAACGCCCATCACCTTGAAACAGGCCCCCATGCTCTGACAGATGGTGTACTTGTCGTAGTCGTTGCTATAACCGACCGCTGCGGTCGCACCTTTCAGGGTGTTTGCCAGCATCGGGGTGTTGGTGCAGTGATAGGGGTCGCTGGCGCGGTTGATCGGCGCAGTACCGATCACCACCTGCAAACCAGCGGTAGACTGTACCGGTGCAACAACACCGGTCGGCTGCTCAGTGACGTAAACGCCATGCTTATAAACTGCCATGCGTTACTCCCTCCTTTAGTTCAGTGCCGCCTTAACCGCGGCAAAAATAATACCCGCGCCGCTCTTGGGGTTTTCCAGAGCTGCGCGAGTATTTGCGAAGTCGGCGATGGGAACCATCAGGCCCCGTGCCGCCGGGATTCTGTTCAGGAAGTCAGTCACCGCATCCGGCAGCGCGTCGCCGTCGCTGTACACGGTAAACTGCTTCACAGTGTTCTTTACGGACGGGCCACAGTACACAACAGGGCCGGTCTTTTTCACCGCTGCGGTATTCTCTGCGGCGGTCTGCTTTCTCTCGCTCATATTAACACCTCAATTTCTGGGTTGTTCTCGCTGCTCATGCTGGGGCAGGTCACGTCCATCTGCACGGTAGCGAAGTAGTACGGACTTGTGTTATCCTGCTGGATCGCACAATCAATGGGGAGCAGCACGTTGAAGTAATCGCCAAAGACGTTGTAGACGCGGAAATGCTGGGCCAAATCCTGCATGATGTTGTACAAGTCCAGCACCGCCGGGGCTTTCATGTCCCGCGCTCCCTCCGCCTTATTGCGGCTGGGTGTCTGGTATGTACAAATAATCAGGCTCATGTCCACCAGTTCCGGTTCTTCCATCTTGTCGATGCTCCAACCTGCGGCCTTGACCAGAATAAACGGGGCGGCGGCGGCTACTGTGTCCACATCTTCGTCGTTGCCGAAGTCGGTCGGAAATTCAAAGTCGAAGATGTTGAGCGGCTTATCTTCGCCCTGACCGCTGAACGTCTTGCCCTCAAAGAGTTTTTCAAGCTCTTCGTGCAGACACTTCACAGCGTCAACCGGCGTATAGTTTCTTTCTCTCACTTTGCTTTCCTCCCGGCTTGCAGCAGAATCTTGGACACCTCATGCTGTAACCGCTCCTGCAAGATGATCTCGCTGTCCGGTTCCACCTCTTCCCGCCATACCGTACTGTGCATAGCACTGGCCGACGGGCTGGACATGGTGTAGAGTTTTTCTACGATGCCGTTCCTGTTCCTCCATCTTGTCGATTTCGGGTTTGTCGCCGGACGACCGAGAATCCTCTGCACCATGCCAACGTGTCCACTGTCGAACTTCACCAGAAAGCCCTTACTCGCCTGACCGTAATCGGTCTGTCCGCCGGTCAGCGGGGCCATCGGATTTTTCTTCAAGACACGGGAGGTGTGGAACTCAGGCGACAAAACCCAGCTTGTTCCCATGTGAGGAACAGCCGGGTTTGACTGAAAATCGCCCAGATCGTTTCGGCGGCTGGAAATAAAAATCTCCGCCGTGGGGTTCTGCGTCGTCGCCCTGTTGCGGATTTTCAACGCATTCAGGTGACGGCGACCGGCGGAATTGACGGCGTACCGAAGCCGTGCCTGCCGAACCATCATGTTCTTGGCTCTCGTGGCGGTCTGGTTGACTGCATTCTTCATGGCTCTGGGAGCCTTGTCATGCAGATCGCCGAGCGCACGTTCCACCTCACCGATGTTTGGCACTTGCACGTCATAGATTGCTTTTGCCATTACTGCCGCACCCTCTCCAACGTGACCAAATACAGACCATGTTCTATCTGGCAGCTCTTCACCGAGTAGGTGATCTTGTCGTACTCCATCGGTTTCCCGATTTTAGGAGCAGGGCCATAATCAGCAACGCGAACAAAAAACTGCTTTTGAGAAATATACAGTCCTTGGTCGAAGTTTTGTTTGGCTCCGGCTTCCCAGTGCGACTTGCGTTCTCTCAGGTCTACCTCATACGGCACAACATCGAACTCTTCTCCGTCGATGGTGTGCTTTTCGACAAACTCTTGAAAGAAAACCTCGTCAATGTCAGCCATTGCCATTTCCAGAAAGTCGGTCATGGTCGCACCCGTTTACTCCGCAGAGGTCTTGCGGGCCTTCCTGCGGGGCGTTTTGTCCGCCGCGGCGGGGTGCGGTTCAGGCTCGTTGCCGTCTGCATCTGCCTGTTCCACAATCTCGCGGGTTTCCTCGTCCGGTTCGCCATAGACTGCCACGCCCTGCTGCACAAGGCGGTCAGCTTCGGCATCATCAAGGCAAACAAATTCCCCCGCCAGAATCAGCTTGGCGGGGGCGTTTGCCTTGGGACGGTGGCCGTAACCACCGGCGATGATCTGAACGATTTTCATGTAGCTGCTCCTTTCCGGTTTAGCCCACCACGTTTGCGGCGAAGATGTACGGGTTCTTGTTCTTGGGAGCGGCCAGAGGACGACAGCCCAGACGGAGCTTGCGGGTGTCCTTGTCCTGATCCACGACGAACTTCGGAACACGCTTTGCAGCATAGGTCGAGTAGTTCACCTGACCGTAATCCATCTGGGTGATGGAGCCGTACATCATGTGGCCGCAGTTGGGAGCAGTCACCATAGCAGCATCGGCGGGGAAATACTTCTTCGTCAGGCCGTGGTCGTCGGAGTAGGTTTCATCGACGCTGAACACGGTGAGCATGAAGCCGCCGAAGTTCAGAGTGCCCATGAGCACAACACCGTCGTACTTGGAAAGCTGCTGGCGAATCTCGCCGGTGATGATACCACTGTTCTTGTCCAGAAGCCGCTGGGTTGCTTCATCGGTCAGGATGTAGTCAGCAGCATCCGTACCGAGAACCAGATCGGCAGCGGGCAGGCCGCGGGAGGACAGCATACGGCACATATTACGCACATCGCTGCGGTAATCGCCGCCAGTCTCGTTCCACTTCTTTGCCACGGTATACAGGTGGTTGCTCTTTTCGCCGGTGAAGAAGCGCACCTGCTTGGTGTCGCCCTGCGTCACATCGTCGATGTACTCCACCATATCGCAGCCGTTGTTAATCATGGTCTGCGCAGCCATCCACTCTTCGCGGCGGGTAATGCGGGCATCCATGTCGGCCATATCATCCACCAGCAGGCGGGCGGCTCTCTGCTGCTCGTCCATGCCGGGATAGATTGCTTCGCCAAAGCCGCGCTTGGTCAGCTCGTCCAGCGTCAGCAGACGGGACGGTGCGATATAGGCGGGCTTGATGCTGGTGATCTCATAGCCGCTGCGGGTCATGGGAATGTCGCCAACACGGGGAGCAACAAACGCGGCCAGTTTGCGGTCGCCGTCGCGGTACTCGGTAATAACCTTGTCGGCCTTGAAAATGTCACCTGCACCGGTCGGGAAATAGCGATCTTTGAAGAAGCCGACCGCCGGGACGACCTCTTCAACGGCTGTTGCCAGAATGATGTTGTCGAAGAAATTCAGAAGAATCTCAGCCATTGTATGTATCCTCCTTTCACATCTCAGTCACGGGCAGGACTGCAATGCCGTTCATGCGCAGTGCGCTCTTGTCCGCTTCGGTCATGGTGTACTCGTCCTTGACCACCAGCTTGTCCGGGTTGAAACAGCCAGCCAGATAAACGGTGGTGGTCGCATCGCCGGTGGCCGGGACGGTCACGTCGTCGGTCAGGATGCAGTCAGCGGTCAGCGTGTCGCCGGAAGCTGCGGTGCTGCCCAGAATGTACAGCTTGCCGTCCTTTGCGCTCTTGGCGAACACAGTACCGCGGGTATAGGTTGCTTCTTTACTGCCGGTGCTGGCGATCTTGCCAGCACCGACGCGCTTGGGCGGGGTCAGACCCACGATCAGGTTGTCGTACTCAACCTCGCCCAGCTTTTCACTCAGCATCTTAGTTGCCATAGGTCAGTCCTCCTTTTTGGGGTGCAGCAGGTTCTTGAAAGCGGCCCGCTTCTCGGCATCGGTCGGCTTGGTGTTGGTCACGCCAGTACCGCCCACACCGCCAGCGGTTGCACCGCCCACGGCATTTGCGCCGCTGGCCTGTGCGTCGTCCTGCACATCGTCCAGCAGCTTATGGCCTTTCTTCTTTGCATCCAGAGCGGCGCGGTAGGTAAGCTCCTGTGCGGTGCAAGCCTTTGCGCCATACTTGGCTTCTGCCACCAGCTCGGACGGGATGGTGTCTGCGATCTCGTCAATGGCGGCAAGACGGTCACGTTCCTGCTTCTGTGCTTCTGCACGGGCATCGTTCACGATCTCATTGACCAGATCAGGACAGCCCGCCCGAAGCTCTTCTTTGTTCTTGAACTCCATTTCGGTTCCTCCGTTGTCGTTGTCCGGCTCTTCCGCCGGGTTGCTGTTGTCGGTGGTATTTACAAAACCGCCCTCTGCGGCAGGGGCCACCACAGCGCGGTTTCGTACAAATTCAGGGGCATCGTCGAAAGCACCCGGCACGGCAACGCTGTTGATGAACAGCGCACCGTTGCGGTTTTCGACCTGTGCCTTGGTTTGGTTGCCGGTCGTGACTTCATCCACAAAGCCGTGTTCTTTGGCTTCGTTTGCAGACCACCACGATGTAGCATCCATCCACGCCGCCACTTCCTCGATGGTGTGGCCGGTCTTTTTGGCGTACTGGTTCAGCACGTTGGTACGCATCACGGTCAGCGCATCCATAAGCTGCTGCAAGCCCGCCATGTCCACAAACCCGTTCGGGTTCACCCGGATGGGATGGATCATGTAGGTTGCATCTTCCGCCGCCTTGACCACCTTGCAATGACTTGCCACGATGGTTGCGGCACTGGCGCAAATGCCCTCGATCTGCGCCGTGACTGTGCCGATCCGGTTTTCCAGCAGCGCACCGATGGCCTGTGCAGCCCAAACGTCACCGCCGCCGCTGCAAATGCGCACCGTCAAATCCTCCGTTGCCGGGATCGTCGCAAGATCAGCGGCGAACTCTTTCGGGGTCACTTCATCGCCCATCCAGCTCGTTTCGCTGATGTAGCCATAAAGCAGAAGTTCCGCCGTGCCGCCGGTGTCAGCTGCATTGCGGAACTCCCAAAATTTCTTATTATTCGCCTTTGCCGGGGTCGCCGCCGTCCCGTTCAGGAACAGCGGTTTGCTGTTGTGCTTGCGCTCCTGCAATTTCGTCCACCTCCCGTTTCAGTGCGGCTTCGGATTTCCGTTGCCGCATATTTGCTTCATAACTTCCGCCGGTCATTTGGGCGGTTTCCTGTGCTGCCGTAGAGAAGCCGCTGTTCACCCGCATCTGGGCGGCTGCGGCTTCATCCTTTGGATTCAGGTTTGTCCTTGCCGGGCCGTTCCATGTGCAGTTCATGTAGGCCGCAGCCACAGCCGGGTCAACCAGAAAACCGGGGGCTTTGATCCTTCCCTTGCACACAGCTTCCCGGAACCATGCTTCGTAGACCGGCTGGCAGAAATAATCTGCAAACCAGTCACGGTGCATCCCGGTTGTTCGCCAGAACTCGTTCAGTGCGCCCCGCGCTGCTGAGTAACTTGTGCTGAACTGTTTGTAAAGCACCTCGGACGGAATTTCCAACGCTGCGGCCATCTGCTTCACAATGGCGTTCATGAACGCTTCAAATCCCGTTGTCGGATGTTTTGGGTCTGCAAACTGTACATCTTCGCCGGGATTCAGGTCGATAAACGCGCCGGGAGCCAGCTCTACACTGGTTTTGTCCGGGGCATCCACTTGCACCTCCGGCGGAAGCATCTCGCCAAACGGTATCTCGTCAGACTGATCCGTTTTCTTGATGAAAACCGTGAACATAGCTGACACCACAGCAGCGGTCAGCTCTGCGTCCGTGAAGCGTCCCAGCTGCTTCAAACTTTCCAGCACCGGAGCCAGCAGCGGCACTCCCCGCACCTGACCGGCGCGGTCACGCTGCATCAGACACAGGATGTTTTGCCGCCCGGTCTTTGCGCCGTAGGCTTCCACTCTCGTCCAGTGTGATGCTGCAAAACCAGCCGCCGCCGTGCTTGCCAGCGGGTGACGGTCGCAAATCCAGTAGGCAATGACCATTCCCGCCGCATCGGTTTCAACACCTTGCACGATCTTTTCAACATGGCGACCGTTGATCTCGCAGGGCGAAAGCACGTCCATGAAGCTGGGCGAACACAGCCGGTCGGCTTCGATGATCCGCAGCCGCAGATCATACGGCACACCGGGCGACTTCTTGTTTTGCAGCACCGCCACAGCGTCACCATTCAGCAGGAAACCCGTGAACACGAGCTGTTGGAGCATATAGAAGTTATCAAGCCGGTCTGCATCGCAGGTCGGTTTGTTCGCCCACAGGCCAAACTCCCGTGCGATCTGGGCGTTGATCTTCTGGGCTTCTTCATCGGAGATACCCAGAAAGGCGTTGTCGATCTGGGGTGTCGGGGTCAAGCCGCCGCACACCACGTTGGTGCGCATCGTCTTGATTGCACCGGTCGCCAGCGGAACGCCCATAAAGGCATCGCGGCTTCTTTCCCGCAGGACGCGAAGATTATCTTCGATGTCCTCTTTCGGGCTTCCGCCGTGCCATGTCCAGCCCCGCATGGATTTCTTGTGCAGACTTGCTCCATAGTTGGAGTAGCCCGAATTGATTGCCCGTATTGCCGACTGTGCGGCAGCGCGTTTCACCGCCCGCTCTGGGGCAATCGCCGTGAGCAGGCTATCAAACATTCCCATGCCAGCCCTCCTTATAGGTCACGGGGGACAAAATGCCCCATCCGGTTTCTGCCTTTCCTGATGCGAGAAAGCTCTTCTACCTTGTTCGACCAGTAATCAATGCGCTTCCCAATCTGGGTCAGGTCTGCGTGGGTCAGTGACCGGTTGCCGATCTGGTAGCTCTGACCGTGCGACACCTTTTCTTCGGCGGTGATCCAAAGGTCAAGCTGCTTCTGTGCTGTTTCCAGCGTAATTCCTGCCATTTAGATACCTCCCGAAAGTTGACGACGACCCCGCGTTTTCTTTACCGGCTGGACGGGTCTTCCGTCTGCATCTGGCTTTTTCAGCACGGGGCGAGAAATGGCAAGAGCCGCTGTTGCGTAGTTGCGCAAGTCCAACGGCTCGTTTCGTTTATGCTCTTTGTCTTTGATTTCCCAGTATTCTTTCAAGCGGCCTTTCACAAACCGCACCACTTTCTTCTCAGCCGTTAAGCCCTTGAAGTATTCCTCCGTGTACCCCGCTTCCGGGTTCGACGGGAAGTGACAGTAGTTTGGTCCTTGCGCCTTGACCTCCAAACGCTGGTAGATGGTTGTCTTGCCAGCGTCAACGCCCAGAATAAACAAATCCGCCTTTACGCGGTTGTTCTTGGATGGGTTTCGGATGAACGGAACGCCGCTGCCGCCCATGCCCTTGATTGCAAAGACACGTCGGTTAAGCCGCTCCTTGGCGAACCGGTATACCGCATCCGTATGGTGTCCACCGGAATCAATGCAGGTAGCCAACAGCGGATAGGCCGTCCCATCCGCCTTTTGCCATGTTCTGAGCAGGAAGTTGTCGAGGTCGTCCCATACCTGATCCGACAGCATATCGCCGTAGATTTTCTGGTAGCGGATGCCCCAGCTCTCCACACCCTCGCCCCAGCCGACCACCTCAACTTCAAAGCGGTCGTCCTGCACGTCAACACCGGCAGTAAGATACAGAACATCGTCCGGCACTTCTGCGGCGTAGATTTCGCGGCGGTTGAACAGCTCGGTGTCCTCCAACTGGATTCCGCGTTCTTCCCACGTTTCACCCAGCTCGGTGTTTACCCAAACTTTCATCTGTTCGGGGTTGCCGTGGTCAAGGGCGATCTTGGCTTCTATGAACTTCTGCACGACCTCTTTCCAACCCACAAAGGTTGAAGCCAGCGTGTTCAGGTGAAATCCTCTGGCTTCTGCGCCGGGGTTGGCTGCAACGTACTTGCCGTGAATGCCCTGCTCTTTCCACCTATATTCGTTGGCGATGCAGCCGCACTCCCGGCAGACGTAGCTCACACCCTTGTCAAGATCGTCCGGGTCAAACTTGACGTTCTCCCAGAGGAACGGCTGGTATGCTCCACATTCCGGGCATGGTACGTTCCATTCCTCTTGCGTAGAAAGCAAGTAGGCATCCTCGATTCTGCTGTCTCCCTTGATGGTGGGAGTGCTGACCATGACGGTCTTGTAATCCCAAAAGGTCGTCTGGCGTTTTTTTGCCAGATCGAGGGGATCACCCTCTGTTCCCGCACTCTTTGGGTAGCGGTCGATTTCATCCGCCAGCAGCACCTTGATGGGGCGGCTGGCAAGGCTGGACGGGCTGTTTGCACCCACAATGGTGATGTGTCCTCCGGGAAAATTCTTCTTCATGACGGTGTTGCCAGCGTACCGGCTCTTGGTATCTACAAGGCCGGTAAGCCGAGGCGTGTCCCGGATCATTGGAGCAATGCGGTCTTTCGAGAGCGTTTGTCCCATGTCAAGGGTCGGCTGCATACACATCACCGGACATGGCGCATAGTCCATGTAGTAGCCCAACGGGTTGAGGATGAAAGCATCCGTCTTGCCGATCTGCGCTGCTGACATGACGACGACCGACCGGACGTGAGGATCACCAATGGCATCCATGATAGCCCGCTGGTATGGGGCTTTCTCTGTATGCCATCGCCCCGGCTCTGCGCTTGATTCAGCGGACAGCACCCGGTATTTGTCCGCCCACTGGCTGACCGTCAGCGGCGGCGGCGGGCGCAGCTTACTTAAAACCTCTGCAAACAGTTCCACTGTCTGCGGTTCAAGTTTTACGATCCGCTTCTTTTTCATGTTTCGGCTCACCCCTGACACATTCCGGGAACATACACAGAGTAAGCCGCTGATGAATGCGCTTTCCCCACGGACAGCTCTTGCATTTGTTTTTCGGCTTATCCTTTTTCTTTGCCGTCTTGCCCATCTTCATCATCCTTTGGCCGCTCCAACGCGACCTGATAGTTTGAAAACTCTTCCATAATCTCGTGGAGCGAGCTTTGCAGCAAGTCCATGATTTTATCCTCGTCGCCGTCCAGCTTGGCAATGTTCGCCGCCAGCTTGTTCGGCAGGGCAAGCAGTCTTGAACGAAGGTTCATGACGATGGTTGTCATTCCGGTCATAATATCCGACTTGCGGTAAAGTTCCCCGTTGCGCACCTTGTTCTCGGTTTCAGCGGCGATTCTCTTTTCCTTTGTCAACTTTGCCCGTTCCTCGTTGAGATCAGCCTTGCCGCCCTCGTCGCCCCGCAGATAGTTGATGTACCGCCGGACGCTGGAACGCAAGTCATACAAGCCGGGGGCTTTTTCTTCCAGCACACCTTCGTCCCGGAGCTGTCGCACCCGGCGTTCGGACAGGTCAAGATACTGCGCCACTATCTTTGTCGTGTGGAGCTTCTTCTTCATCCTCTTCGTCCCCCTCCGGGTCTATATCCACTTCACCGGTCGCCCGCATTTTTGCAATGTCAAGGCGAGCCAGTTCCAGCGCGTACCGCTTTTCAAATTCTTCTTGCTGTCGAATCTGCGTTGTAAGAGAAATGATTCTGCCAGAAACCTTGTTCAGGGCTTCCCGCAGCTGGGTCACTCGAACAAAAGCACTGTCCTTGTTGACCATCGCCATCTTCTGCACAGCACTATCCGCCGTTTTTCCCTCGGCATCCGGGCCGGGTTTGCGCATATCGGTGATGGTGGCCGTGAACAGTTCTTCCGGGTTGCACTTTTCGTACTCTGCGATCTTCTCCATGATGTGCCGTTGCTGAATCCGCAGCAGCTTCAACTCATAGGCGTTGTTCGCACTCGCCCCGGTTGGTATCGCATCCAGCCACTCCCGTTCCTCTTTTGTCAGCTTGTCAAGATGGATAGTGCTGTACGCGCCGTCTTTCTCGGCGTTGGTGTTGCCGTCCGGCGCACCGCCGCCGGGGTTGCCCTTGGCGTTCTTCTTGCCCCGGCTGTTCTTGTTGCCGGGTTGCCCGCCGCGCTTGCGCTCTATGGCATCTTCCCACTGGTCGATTCTCTTCCAGTTGCGGACCGTGCCATAGGTCACGCCCTGTTCGTTGGCAAAGTCTTTGAGATTGATCTTCTCGCCAGACCGCCGCCGCTTGACATACTCAGCCTTGGCGGTGTCGCGCTTGTCGTTCCGCTTCGGCATCCCGCATCACTCCTGCACCTCGTTTCCAGAATCCGCGTAAAAGAAAAAGCCCCACGACATATTGCCGTGGAGCTTCGCTTACTTTTCACTGTACCTATTATACCCGGAAAAGTGTATCATGGTGTATCATTTTGAAAATTTTCCCGAAAAACTCCCCCCTAACTTTTTCAGACCCCCCTCCGGGGAAGTGCAAAAAAGCCCCTATACCTAGAAAATTTTCGGGCTTTCGGACCCGTGAGTGGAAGAATCTTCCTCCCCAGTACCTTGCCGGTGGCCCTGAAAATGGTAGAAAAAGGAAGAAAAGACCGAAAAATCGGACTTTTTCAGCCGTCAAAATCGCCAAAAATCCGGGAAAAATCCCGCCAAAACAGCCCAAAACCCCGGCAAAATGACAGAAAAAGGGCGGCAAAACACCGGCGGCGGGCATCCTTTAAGGTATCGCGGGCGGGCTGAACTGGTGACAGCCTGTCACCGATTCGATCCGGCGCGGCGCGGCGGCGGGGCATCATCGGCCCGGCGTGGCCTGTCCGGGGCGATCTGTCCAGCGGGGCGGGGTGCTGCTGTCCTCTCCTATATAGCTATGTAGGGCGGCGGCGGGCGATCTCCTACCGGCGCGGGCATCATCGGCCCGGCGCGGGGCGGTCCTGTCCTATATAGCTATGTAGGGCGGCGTGGCGTGGCGGCGGTCGTATGGCGGGCGGTGCTGCTGTCTGGTGCTGGTATGATGTGCGGGCGGGGTGCTGCTGCCCTCTCCTATATAGCTATGTATGGCGGCGGGCGATCTCCTACCGGCGCGGCATCATCTGCCCGGCGCGGCATCATCTGCCCGGCGCGGGGTGCAGATCGGCGGCATCATCGGCCCGGCGCGGGGCGGTCCTGTCCTATATAGTTATGTAGGGCGGCGGGGCCTGTCCAGCGTCCAGCGGCGGCGGGGTGCGATCTCCTACCGGCGCGGCATCATCGAGCCGCCACGGAAAAGCCGCCCACGGAAAACGGGCAACAAAAAAGAGGTAGGCGCGGCGGCGGGCCGTGTCTACCTCTTTTTTCGCGTCATTCTTCCGGGTCGGTCATTTTTCCGGGGTGTCGTCCGGGGCGGGCGGCTGGAATCCATCGCGGGCCATTCTTTCCCGCGTGGCCGTCAAAATGTATCCTTGCACACTTTCGCCCGCTTGAGCGGCGGCGGCTTTTATTTTTTCCGCGTCCGCTTTCGGCGGTTTCAAATTTATTTGTGCGCATTTTGCTAAATAGCGGTTATTCGTTATTTTTTTCTTTTCATTTATGGGCATTTTGTTCACCTCTTTTCGTTTCGGAATCATTATAACATATTTTCCGGCATTGTACCATGTGCAATTTTGACAGCATGGTACAATGTTTTTTGTGCAAAAGGTAGATTGCACGGTACAATGCTTGACAGTTTCGTTTTTGCATGGTACAATGCAATCACAGCAAAGGAAACACCGCAAAACAGAAAAGAGGTCAAACCGCATGAAACTTTCTGAAAAGATCGCCGCGATTGAATCCGGCGAATACGCCGTAACATGGACGACCCCCGACGGGTCGATCATGAAAGCCACCGATTATGGCCCGTACTACGTTGTTTATCGCAACGGCGAGCCGATGGGCGCGATTGACAGCCCCGATGATCTGGACACTTTCGCCGCCGCGAACCGCTACACCGCATAAAACCAGCCGGACACCTTGACGGGCCGCACCGCTGAAAGTGACCCGATCCCAACACCCCGCCGGGGTGAATCAAACCAGAAAAGAGGTGAAAAGCGTGAATAAAGAGTTTTTCAAGCTGCCGAAAGCCGTCAAGCGGGCAGTTTTGGCCGCTCTCCTTGCCGATTGGCAAAAGAGAAAGCCCGCCGACCGGTAAAGCGCGACCGGATCACCGCCCCGCCGGGGCAAATCAAAATCAAAAGGAGATCGAGAACATGACCGCATTCGACAAGAAAATAAACCAGATCGCCGCCCGTCACCGGTGGAACATTGAGAAGCAAGCCCGCGCCGCTGTCCCTTGCTACATCATCGCCGCCCCAACTTATGAGGATGCCGGGAAGATCGTTTCCGTTCTGAATCGCTGCAAGGGCTTGCACCATGAAACATTGACCCCGATTCACTATGAATCGTGGGCGGTCAAGGTATATGACGCTGGACAGTTGGACGCATGGCGGGAACGGGAGCGGCAAAAGTCCGCCCTTGTTGATGTGTTCTATAACGCATTGAGGGCGAACGGCGGCGACCAGAACGCCGCGAAAGCTGCCCAGCGTGAAAAGGCGGTGCAATGGAACGCCGTTGAAGTGTTTAATGAAATTTACGCATGACCCCCGGATACCTTGACGGGCCGCACCACGAAAAGCGACCCGATCCCATTCCCCCGGCACACCGCCGGGACGATCCACAAAACGAAACACGAAAGGAAGTATTTACCATGACGAATAAACAGATCATCCGCGCCGCCGCTGAACGTCTCGACCCGGCCACGCTGCACCAGATCGCCGCCGCACACCACACCCCGGAAGAGATCGCCGCCGTTGCTGCATCTTGCAAGATCGTTGACAAGGACGGCAACGAGAAGCCCGCCACCGCCGCGGATATTGAGATCATGTTTGCAGCGGACGAACTGCACACGTTCGACTATTGGAAGAAAGAGGGCAAGAGCGTCAAGAAAGGCGAAAAAACGTTGCTTGAATGCTACTTGTGGAAGTACACCACGAAGCCCAGCAAAGAGCAGCGCGAAAAGGCCGCGGCAGAGGGCAAGGAAGCCGCACCCGATCCGCATTACTACCCTACGAAGTCCCATCTTTTCAGCTGCTTACAAGTCGAAAGCAGCCGCCCCGCGCCGCAAGCCCGGTTCAAGTCCACGGCGGAGATCATCGCTTACAACAAGCAGCTTGCCGCCGAACGCAAGGCCGCAAAGGAAGCCGCCGAAAAAGCAGCCGCCGAAGCCGCCCGCCCCGCGCCGATCGTTGTTGAAGAGCACCACGAACTTCCCGAACTGGTTCATGTTGAGCCGCTGCCCACGAAACCCGCCCCGAAGAAGTCCCGCACCACGAAAAAGCCCGCCGCCGTTGCTGTTGACATGGAAGAGTTAGAGCCGGTTTTTGAAAAGTGGTATTCCAACTTTTACCGCACCCACGACGACAACGACAGCAAGGAATACCGGGAAGCCGTCAAGACGTTTGACCAGAAGAGCAAGAACGACCCCGAATTTTCTTCCATCGTCCAGCAGTTCACAAATCATCGTTGCGACTTTATCAGCAGCGACCGCGAAGCCGCCGCGTTTGTAATGGCTCTCGACGAACTCAACCACAAGCGCAACGCCCCCGAAATGGTCCCCAGCATCCAGCAGCTCGATTTTGAGAGCATCGCCGCAAATCTTCTCGCATGACCCGCCCCGGATACCTTGACGGGCCGCACCGAACGAAAAGCGACCCGATCCCACACCCCGCCGGGGTGAATCACGAAAACGAAAAGGAGATTATACCATGACCACCAACGAAGAGAAGAACGAGCTTGTTGTTGTGGATGTTCCCAACGTCCATATCTACGCTTTCACCGTGTCCGGCTGGCCCACGCCCCGCACCGCCGAAGAGGTGCTGAACGCCGCCCGGAAGAGCAACGCCGAAAGCATCCAGCGGATCACCCAGATTCTTGAATCCGGCGACTACGAAAGCGACCGGGGGTATTGGGAAAGCCGCCTTGCGCAAGAAAAGGCCCGCTCTTATGCCGTCATGACCTACGGCGAATGGCTGGACTTTGAGCGGGAAAAGCTGCTCGCCCCGGAAATGGTCGAGATCACGAAACAGGACTATGAGAACGCGCTGAACGTGTTGCCGCCGCGCAACTGGCACACCCGGAACAACATAGAAGAGTTTTGCAGCCGGGAAATGTACAGCGGCACTTACACCACGCAATATGCGTTCCAGCTTGTAACGGGCCGCTACTTTGCGAAAATGGTTGATTGCGCTGATTCTTCCACATGGTTGAGCACGATTTTAGCCCAGCAGTGAAACGGATACCTTGACGGGCCGCACCGTAAAGCGACCCGATCCCAACACCCCGCCGGGGTGAATCAAACACGAAAAGGAGAACGAACCATGACGACCCCGAACGATAGCCGGGACTTTTACCCTACCCCGGACAATCTCGCGTGGGAAATGGCTTACAGTCTGCAAAGCACAAAATACGGCTGGAAGCACCTACCGCAGCCCATCCTTGAACCCTCTGCCGGTGACGGCGCACTGGCCCGCCAGATTCACGCCGTCGCAGATATTCGGCACGATCCCAAAACGGGAGAACTTGACCGTTACAGCACGAGCAAGGCGAAAGAGTTTGATCTTGACTGTGTGGAACTGTCCAGCGACTTCCGCGCCAAACTGAAGAAAGACGGTTTCCGCGTGGTGCATGACGATTTTCTCACGTTCCGCCCCGCGAAGAAATACGCGGCGATCATCATGAACCCACCTTTTTCCGCCGGTGCTGCTCACCTGCTCAAGGCTTTAGAGATCATGAAAGACGGCGGCAAAATCCGCTGTCTGCTCAACGCCGAAACGATCCGCAATCCCTACACGAACGAGCGGAAAGAGCTGGCGCAGAAGCTAAACGAACTCAACGCCCAGATCAAATACATCCCGGACGCTTTCAAGAACGCCCGCCGCGCCGCCCGCGTTGAAGTGGCGTTGATCTCCGTTGACATTCCCGACAAGGAGCCAGTAAGCAAAATCCGATTGGAACTCAACAACGAAATGACCGACCACATGAAAGCCGATCCGCAGCTTGCCGCGCTGGTGTCTGCTGACCCCATCGCCGCCGCGGTGGAACGGTACAACGCAGCCGCCGAGGGCATCCGCCGTATCTACGAAGAGTACAACGGAATCAAGAGCCTGTTTTCTGCTGCTACCGCAGACGACAAGGAAACCGAAGTGCTGAACTTCAACAAGAGCTATAACGAAGCGATCCGCAGCTTGCGCGGCTTGTACTGGCAAAAGCTCTTTGACCTGCCCCAAATCCGGGACAACTTAACCAGAGCGATGCAAGACGAATATCACAACCGCGTTTCCGAACTGGTTGACTACGATTTCAGCCCTTACAACATCCTCACGATCCGGGAAGAAATGTCCGCCAACATCGTGCAGGGCATCGAAAGCGAGATCGTGGAACTGTTCGACGACTGGACGAATCTGCACTACAATTCCGAATACTCGAAGAATGTCCACTACTACAACGGCTGGTGTACGAACGAAGCGTACAAAGTCGGCAAGAAAGTGATTTTCCGGTGTCAAGCGTTCAGCGATTGGTCTGGGCGGTTTGAACCCAGTTGGAACGCTGAAAGCTGCCTGTCACGAATTGAACGCACCTTGCACTATCTGGACACGAACGGCAAGAAGTACAACGGTGATGATCTCCGGGCCACGCTGAAAGCTGCCGGGGAAGCCGGACAGAGCCAGAAAGTGCAATTCCACTACTTCACCGCCACGTTTTACAAAAAAGGCACTTGCCACATTGAGTTTTCAAATGATGACATTTTGAAGTCATTTAACCTGTTCGCCAGCCAGAAGAAAGGATGGTTGCCGCCGTCCTACGGCAAGAAATCCTATCACGACATGAGCAAGGCAGAGCAGAAGATCGTGGACAGCTACGAGGGCGAAGCGAGTTACACAGACACCCTTGCACGGCATCTGATCCCCACGAAAGCCACGCTTTTACAGCTCAACGCATAAAACGGATACTCTAGCCGGGTTGCACCGTAAAGCAGCCCAGCCCCAGCCGCAAGGCTACCACGAAACGAAAAGGAGATACAAACCATGCGTGAATACGATCCGAACCACCGGTATCAGGTTATCACCTGCGCTTCCGCCGATTTCACCGATGAAGATATGAGTTTCCGCACCGTCGCCGAAGCCCGTACACGAATTGCCTATCTTGTCAAGGAGTATGCGGCAGACGGGCGCGATCTGGACGGAGCCGCGATTTTCGACCGCAAAACGAACTGCTGCACCCACCTTTTCGGGTGTGCGATGCTGTCCGCGTTCTCCGTCGAAGTTGCTGCACGTTCCACGCCCCGTAGATACCCCGGTATGCCCGCGGCCAGCACGATTTACTACTTCATCTACTGCAAAGGCCCCGGAGATCAGCACTTCACCCTCTGCGACCCGTGGGGCGGCAGGCGCGGCATGAACAAGGTTTTTGCGCCCCGGTTCACGAAAGATCAGGCGGACAAGGTTGTTGCTCGAATGGCCGAACGAAACCCCGGCTTTACCTTTCAGCGGCGACCGGCCCGCTGAATATCTGGACACCTTGACGGGCCGCACCGCACGAAAAGCGACCCGATCCCACCGACCGGCGCACCGCCGGCATGAATTGCTAAATGCAAAGGAGATTCAACTATGAAAATTACAATCATCGACACCGCCGCATACCTCGACACGCCCTATAACCCCGAATTTGTCAGCCAGATCAAGAACATCGGCGGCGCACGGTGGGACAGCTCCCGCCGGGAGTGGAAGATTCCCGCCGCTTGCGTGGAACAGGCCCGTGAGATCATGCGCCGGGTGTTCGGTGAGTGCGATCTGCCCGACGAAACCCGCCGCGTAAACGTCAAGCTGACTTTCAGCGAGAGCGTCCGCAGCGATACTCACGAATCGCTTATCATCTTTGGCAAGCAGATTGCCCGCGCTTATGGCCGGGACAGCGGCGCGGTGGTCGGCGGTGACGTTTCTTTCATCGAGGGCAAGCCCACCAGCGACGGAAGCCGCGCCAACTATTACGCCCGTGTTCCCGCCGGTGCGGTTGCTCTTCTGCGCAACGTCCCCGAAAGCATCCTGCACGAAGATTTGCCAGACGGCGTGACTTACGAGATTATGCCGGAGGAAACGGCTCCAAACCGCGAAGCACTTCTCGCAGAGAAAGCGCGGCTCACGGCGCGGCTTGCCGAGATTGACAAACTGCTTACCCAATCCGCCCGAACAGCTTAACTACACGGCCTGCGTGGGCTTTATGATATTGCAAGTCCATAACGAGACAGAAAGGATGATTTTCTATGTTCATGCCCTACTTTGTCGATTCCACCGGCAAGAAGCACACGTTCCCTGACGACTTCGCGCTGAAAGGCGGTTTGGTTCGTGCTTGGCGACGCGGGGAAAGCATCTTTGACTACCGGTATCGTCTGAAATCCAGCTACACCGGCGGGCACGACTACCAGCTGCATTCCATCCATCAGAGCCGTGACGGTTTCACGGTTCAATTTTCCTACGAGAGCGCAATCGGTGGAGAGAGCTATTGCTTGTGATTCTCTGTCCCGGTTCCCCGCCGGGGCATTCTGTGTTATACTTTTCCCAACGAGTTCAACTTTTTCGGCACGAAATGTTGAACTTAAACCACGAAACGTGCAAAAAGGAGGTCTTTTTGTGAATGAAGCCCAGTTTTTCGCGCCTTGGCGCATTGTTGCCGAGTTCGCGGACGATTCCCGGCTAACCTTTGACGGGTTGACCGAACAGCAAGCCTATAACGCCATGATTGCCGCCCAGAACGAACACGGCGACATTGGATGGTGGGATCATGTGACTGACACGAATTACACCAACGGCCAGTATTACAAGATGCTTTCCCAGCCGCCCGCCGTTCATGTTGTGGATTTTTCTGGCTACGACGGCCCTCTGGACGAAAACGGTTTTCCGGTCGGTCTGCCGAATGAGATCATCGAGTATATGAAACAGCAGGGCGATCCGCCCAGCGTCCCGAAGATCATTGTCAAGAAGAACGACCAGAAACGCGAATAACGAAGAACATCCCCCGACGGAATTGCCCGCCGGGGGATGTTCTTTTTCTTGTATTCGCAAGTTTGTTTTTCTGAGCGGTTCGGAGGATTCGCGGAAGCGGTTCATTGCACACGCGCATAGAGCTTTACCAACTTGCCTTTATAGACAGTTTTCCGGGCCGTTCTGCTGGACACGATTTTAGCATCTATTTCTCCCGGTTCTGATAGATTTTCTATCACTTTCCCGGCATACCCAGCAGACCGGCTCTTTTAATCGCGCGCGTCATACGCGCGGGAGAGGATTTCTTCAATCATGGGAATTTCATCGAACATCCCTCCCAGAACTGCCAGAGCTGCATCTTTCCACCTCTGCGCAGTGATCTTCTTTTTCCCGATGGAGATTGCAATGCTTTCCCACGTTTTTTGTAACGACCGATCGGAGTAGACGTACCGCCCTTTCAGAATCGTTTTGTAATCATCGTTCAGGCGGTCTAATTTCTGCCGGATTTCCTGCAAATCCGATTTCAACACAACCCGTCTGACCGTCAGCTCATTCTCCCGATTCTTGTACTCTTCATTGTCAGCCAGCTTGACGGCGAGGGACGCGGTGCTGTCGCCGGGTGTGCTGCCGTGCGGCATCCCATCCATTGCAACGCCTTTGATCGGGCTGTACCGATCTCGCAACTCCGCCAGTTCCATGTTTACGCTATCCAGCTGCTTCTCGATCTTGCCGTAGTAGAGCAAAATCTGTTCCGTGTCCTTTTTCTGCATCCGCGTTTATCCCCCTGAACGTCAACTCTCAGATTTCTTTCCCGAAAATCGTCTTTTTGCCGGGTTCATTGTCGATTGCCATTTCAACGCCTGTCGCTTGCTCATAGCACCGGGCCATTTTGTAGTAAGCCACATACTCACCATCTTTCGACCACTCAAGGAATTGCCGGAAGTTGTCTTGAACTTCTTTCAGGGCAGTGTCTATTTCCTCCGGTGTGTATCCGAACCCTCCCATTACCTCAACGAAGAACCGGACCACGAGATCACCCGCTCCGCGGCGTTCGTATAGCCGCACCCTTTCCCATTCCTTGCGCGGCCACTTCTCGACCGGCAGTGAGAACCCCGCTTTCATCATCGGGTCCGTGCGCTTGCGCAGATTTTCCCGCGCTTTCGGAGTTCCGTACACGTTTTCTTCAAGCGCGTACACCTCGCTCCGACGGATAAGCTCTGCCGTCCAGCGGTCAACCCCGTTTTGGTCAAGGTCGAAAAGGTTCTGCGCGGCGATGATAGCGCAGTACGTCACCACCTGCCCCACAGCGGCTCTATTGAGTTCCGTGTTCTTCACAGTGTCGTCCTTTGCAACTACGCAACGGTTTACCGCTTTTTCGTACATCATCTTCCGCACTTCAACAGGCGGCATAGATTTTCCCATGTTCTTCATCCTTTCTGTTTTGCAAGACTCTTCCACGCTTTGACCTCTGCCGCCGTGTCTGCGGTGATATGCTCGATGAAATGCCAGCCCCGCGGCTCGGCCACAAGGTCAATGAACATCCGGCGACGGTGTATGTAATCGCGCTGCTGCCGCCGCACAAACTTCGATTTCACTTCTACGGCTTCAACCGTTCCGTCCGCATAGGTCAGTACAAAATCCGGGGTATAATGCACCGCCGGGAGCTTCACCGCGTCGTACTCCTTCGCAGGCAGAAGCAAAAATGTGCGGTGCAGTTCCACCTTCACAATCTTTCCAGTCTGCACTTTGGGCAGAATTGTCTCCATGTAATACTCGTACTCGCCCCGGCTGTCAAAATCCATGCCGACTTTCTCAGCGGTGGCAACTTCGGCGGCGATGAGCTGCGGCAAGGCGCACTTTCCCCGGCTTCTGGCCGCGATCTGCGCTTCTGCCTGCGCCCGGTATCTGGGCGGCAGGTCGTCCAGTGTCAAACGGTTCAAGGCCGATTCCTCCTGTTCTTCCGCTGCTCCGGCTTTCGGTATAAGCGCACGATCAGGTGACGGGTAGCGTTGCCGGTTATGATGCACTCGCACCGATGCAGGGTGTAACCGGGGTACATCCGTTCCCAGTAGTCCCGATCTTCCAACCGGTTCTCGCAAACATCTTTCAGCCGGGTGCGGCTCATTTTTCCGTCATTTGGGCGCGGCATCTTCGGCGGTTTCAAGCCGCGGCTCTGCCGCCAGTGACGCTTGCAGCGCACGTTCTTTGTGATGTACTTTGCAAGGGATTCAATGCTGTTGTGGTCAAACTCCAACGGTTCGCAACGCGCCCTGCCACGCTTTCCCCATGCCTTTTCCACCATTTCGCGGGTCAATCCCGCCGGGTGTGACATGATAACGTGATGGTGGTGACGACCCAGCGGCTTGTCTCCATCCATCGTGCAATACTCCGAAACCACGATCCACTTCGGGTGTTCGATTCCGTTTTTGTCGCAGATGCGGTACAACGCTTTGATGGCGTTTGAAAAATCCCGGTCGGCACGTTGGAGATCGCCGGGCGCGGGGTGATTCTCTTCGTTGTAGGTGTATGTAACGGAGTAGTCGCCGGGACGGAAGTTCCGGTTTGCCAGCAGTTCCAGATACCGGCCACTCTTGCGCAGATTATACGCTTCCTTTGCAATGCTGGTGGCAAGCTCTTTCTTTTTTCTGGTGCTTGCCTTGTGCTGCTGCTCTGTCACCTCGAAAAAATCCACCTGCATAGAGGGAGCCGTGTCGTAATTCATGCCGCAGATAAATTTCTGTTCCCGAACCCGAAAGCCGCCGGTCATATCCTTCACGATCTCCTTTCCGCAAGCGTCATGGATTTTTTTCAATCATGGACCACAAACACGAGAGGGGGAACGATGCAGAGGGGAAACACCGGGCCGCGTTCCTTTCGTTCTCTATTCCGATAAGCTGCTGGAACGCCGCCCTCGTTTTCCCTCTGCACTCCCTTTCCCCGCCGGGGGTAAGTGCATCTCTCCGCTCTCTTCTCTCTGCGTGTCCCTTAGTTTATCTACGGTATACAAGCCCCTTACCGCCTCGTCAGGGCGGCAATTTAACGACGGACTACTTATATAATGAAGGGCTTGCTTCTGCGGTCACTTCTTTTTGAGAAATCCGCCGATGATTTTCTTGTATTCCTTTCCGCATTCCGGGCAAAGGTCGCGTTCGTGGCCCTGATCGTCCGTCACCGTCTCCCATTCCCTCGCCATTCTCTCACGCACACAGTTCATGTCACTGCACCTATCTGTTGGTGTGAACATCGTCTTTCCGCACTTATCGCAGGTATACTCAATTCCTTCTTTTGTCATTTTCATCTATCCTTTCTTTCCATTCATTACAAGCGTCCTCTGGGTCCGTGAAATCTGCTCGGTGTTCTGATAAGCCGTTGAAGCATACCCACGAAAATCTGTCGTGCCACTCACAGGTGGAGCAACTTTTTTCCATTACTCGCGTTCCTCCCAGTGCCAGCAAGAACTTTCCGGTTCCGTCACCGACCGAAAGTGAAGGTTATTGAAGCACGTTCCGTCTCTCAAATGCCACCTGCAAAACTCACAGCTTTCGTGTGTGATGATTTTTGCGCCGCACTCCGGGCAGTGCTTGAGTGCATACTCATAAACATCTTCTTCTCCGGTGTCTGGGTCTATTTTTATTCGCTTCCATTCCTCAACGTGGATGCCGCACTTGTGACAAGCAAATTCGTCGCAGTCCATGTGGTCCGTGTTTTCGTTGTATGTCAGTTCTTGCAGTCTATCCGGCGTAATTGTCGGCTCCGCTTTCAGGCTTCCTAGGATCAGCTTTACCACATCGATCTTTATTTTTCCGTATGTTGGTTCGCCTTTTAGGATGTACTCTATGTTTTTAAGCACCTGCTCAAAGTGGTTTGCGTCAACCAGCCGTTTTCCCTTCATCGCTTTTCTCCTTTTGCACGGTCCTTTTCTTTTAGCTCAATTTTCGGCTGCGGCTGGTCGCTGCGGTTCAATGGCGCATAGTAGCTGACGCACCCCGCAATGCCGTCCGGGTTGTCGTGCCACGACAGCGCGTGTCGAATGACCAGCCATACAATTTCCGCTCTGTACGGAATTTTCATCACATCCGAAATTGGAGCAGGGAGAACGCAACGGTTATACAGCTTTTCCATTTCCTCCCGCATGGTATCCCGCCGATGCAGGGCAACGTCAAAAGCGTTCGCCCTCTGCTCGTTCGTCTCATACACATTGTTTTCCAGATCGGAATAAAATTTTGTCATGCAGAGATCGTCGGCCATATCCCAAAACTGGCCCATGTGCAATCTCAGATACCACTCACAGGCGGTCTTTACTGCTTCTGCCACCGGTCGGCTCATGGTGATTGTCACTGTTTCCACTTCCGGCACGGTTTTCTTTTTCTTCTCCATGACTATCCTCCCTTGCGCCGGGCCAGTTGTTCCGCTGGCCGTGTTCAAACTTCTTCGCCATTGCTGCCACCTGAATTGCTTCGACAGCCAGATTTACTGCGGCTTCCCGAATGGCTTTGAAATCGTCTTTTGGCACAGTCTGGTTTGCCTTGACCATGTTCCACATCCGGGTTTCGATGTAAAGTTTCAGCGGCACAATCGCCCGTTCCGCTTCTTCCAGCTCTTCCCGAACAACATTCTGTCCCTCGTGCGGGCTGGCGAACTGGGGGAAGCGTTTGTTTGCCGCTTCCAGCTCCTTGTTTACCAGACGGCGAACATCTTTTCTTACTGCATCCATTGTTTATTCTCCTGTTTTAATTGCAGATCGTATCTACTATCCAATACACAAACCCGACAAGTTGCAAAAGCCTATCGCCCAGCGACCGGTGCTTCTTTTTCTTCTGCAATTTTTTTCTTAGCGAATTTGTTTCAGCTCGTTCGTCAGCAAAAGCAATAGACAAGTGTTCATTTTCTTCTTTCAGGCTTGCAATCATATTTCTTTGAGTTTCGATTATGCCCGCCTGCTTGATAATGACTTCTTGATTGCTTATCCATTTTCTTTCCGTTTCCGAGTGGATTTCCGGGGCCGCTTCTTTAGTCTCTTCTTCGATCATCCCGCAGTATTGCAGCAACACTTGTTCCGCCGTAACAATGTGTGTTCTATCGAATCGGTCAAAGCACTGTTCAACAGCATCCATAAGCTGCTGCGCACCCTCTATGTTTGCTTTCAGGCCACTTTCAATCATGTGTCTAAAATCCACCTGACTGAAAATTTCCTGCTGGAAGAAGTCATTGAAAAACTGTTCTCCCTTATTGCTCAGTTCATATCCATCTTCTCGAAGCGCGTCATAGTCTATGAGGTGCAATACGCATTGTGCCTGTCCTAGCCAGAGCGTTTCGTTGATTCCGATACGAATGTATCTTCTGCTCACCCTGTTTTTCCCTCCAAACGCATTCCCTGAAAGTCAGCAACGCCAAAACTCCCATCCTTGCACGGGTGACAATCGTAGAGCGTTGGCTCCATGATCTCTTCCGGTTCTTTCAAGTCAACCGCTCTGCACATGATTTTCATTACAAAGCTACGGTTACTTTCTTCTCCGCTGGTAGAGCATTCCACAAATTCTTCACCGCACAAGCGGCATTTGTATACTGCATCAAACATCTTCATTGTTCGCTTCGTTCTCCACTTCATCCGTCAGATTATCGAATGTCTGTTCATGCTCTTCCGGTTCGCCGGTGTGAGTTTCAGCCAGCATAGCGACCAGCTCTTGCAGTGTCGCTTCTGCATATTCGTTCAGGGAATAAGACGTGACAGCAGCGCGTACTCTCATACCATTTTTTACCACATAGTACGTTCTTCCGTCAGCGCGTTTTCTTTGATAGTAGCGGATAAACCCGTTGTTCTTGATTTCGTCCTCAACCGGTGCAAGCTGCGACCAGCAGATAAGGCCGACCATGTGTTTATCTTCCGTTGTGACCGGGATAAGGATTTCTCCCATGTAGTAAATGCCGACGGCCATTTTCTTTACTTCTACTTCGCCCTTAACCGTGTCGTCCAGATTGAACCCCTCAAGATCGCTTTTGTATGCGCAATCAAAATCGTTGTAGACCACCTTTTCGATCATGGTATCTTCGCTGATTCCCAGCAGCGCACCCATTTGGCTGCGGTTCAGCGGGAGCGGGAAGCCCGTTGCGCAGTAGATAGCCGACGCTGTTCCGATGTAAAAATCGTCACTCGCGACATTGTGAAAGACATTGCACACAAGCTGCCGCTTCACCATCTTTGTAACTCCCGAAAGTTTCATATTCAAACCACCTTTCTGATAACTGCAAACGGCGCATATCCGGGGAACTGTTCGTCTGCGGATTTCTCCGCCGCTTCACCGGCTTCACGTTCCGTTTCCGCTTCAAATTCCTGTCCGATGATGATGCACGGCGCAGTCACGCCAGCACCATTCCAACCGGCAACGCTGATGTAGTACCTGTTCACAAGTCCCGCACCTCCGTTACACTGTCCACTTGGATTTTCTGGTACTGCGGGTAGTACAGGGCCGCTTCTTCTTTTGCCTTGTCCGCTGCGTCAAGTGCTTTCGGTGCTTCTATGCGGTACGGCAGATAGGCCGGTGTTTCCTGCCTATGGCGGTTTGCGTTGCTTCTTGCTCTGCTGCACCGCAGCATGACTAAGTATTTCGGCATTGTCCTTTCCTCCTGTTAGTTTCGGGCATTTCCGGGCTTGAACCGGTAGGGGCCTGTCCCCATGCTCACAGAATGGAGCCGCCGCGCCGGGCGGCTCCGGTAGGAGAAAATCAGTTGATCCCGTTGATGATGGGAATACTGCCATCACCGCCAACGTATGTAGGCAGTTCGCCATTCCAGAGGGAATCGACGTTTGTGATCCGGTAGTATTCCAGCAAATTGCTATTCAGGCTGTCATTGAGGGCGCGGTTTGCTTCCGCTTTCTTTTCGGCAACGTACAGCTCCGCGTCCGCCGCAACCTTGGATTTCTCCGCTTCGGCATTGGCCGCGATCAAATCAGCGTCCGCCGTTGCCTGCGCTTCGACGCGGCGTTTTTCCGCATCGGTTTCCGCCTTTTCCTTTTCCTGCTGAGCCTTTACTTTGGCTTCAACGGCATCCGTAAAGGTATCGGTGAAGTCGAAGTTGGTGACGCTGATATACTGCAAGTCAATGTTGTACTCTGCCAGTACTTCCCGCAGCTTCGTGTCCATCTGTGATGCAACGGCATCCCGGTTCGAGATAAGACTGCTTGCATCGTAGTGGGCGACCACGGCCTTGACCGTTTCCTGCACACGGGGAGTAATCAGAGTGTCCTCGTACTTCTTGCCGACCGACTTGTAAATCGTCATGGCATTCTGCTGGTTGATCCGGTAGCCAACGGCAACGCTCGTGGCAACTTCCTGAATGTCAGAACTGAACGCCGATAAATCCATGTTCATTTCCTGAACACGATTATCCATCTTGACGATAGACTGCCACGGCGACTTGAACACAACACCAGCGTCCTTTGTGCCATCTTCGACTTTGCCGAACGTGGTCACAATGCCGGTGTAGCCGGTGGGGACGTAGGACACGCAGGACACACCGATCATGATAACGGCGACCACGCCGGGAATAAATGCTGCGGCCTTGCCCTCTTCGGACAGGAGCAGAACGGCCAGTGCAACCAACGCGGCCAGCACTCCGATGATGAAAAAGATCATATTTCCTCGCTTTCGCTCATGTGCTTATGTACGGGCGAAAGCTGCGGTGGGGTCCGATCTGGGCAGGTTTGGTTTCCAGTTGTTTATAAAAAGCTCACCTGCCCCTCAATGTTTTTCTTCTTCGGTTTTCTCGGTCTATACTTTTTGTTCTCGTCCAGAACGTCCACCGGGTTGAACTCAAAGTGCTTGCACTTGTTCGGATTTCTTATCTGCTTGCCCTCTCGCATTTCGTCTTTTGCTTCGCAGTAAATCAAATCGTCGTCATTCAGAACCGCCAGAGAACAATACCGGCAATACTGTGTCACTCTTTGCCCTCCGTAAAAATATCAGTGTACTTCGTGTACACCTTGCCATTATGGAAGTAGAGGTTATAATCGCACTGGGTAATGTACCACCAGAGCTTCTTGTGATACTCCGTCAGCAAATCGTGGAGGTGGTAGGTTTCCTTGTAGTTTTCATCTACCCGCTGGCGGAAAGAAAGTTCGTCAATCTCTTTGCTGCCCGCCACATAACCTGCGATGAAAAGCACATCCTGTTCGGTCATATTGTCGTCAACGACAAATACCACGCGGACTATCTCACCGAACTTTCTTTTAACGTGGAGCAGATCGTCGAATTTATGGACGTGGTACACCACCCGTTCAAACCAATTAAGCGGGAAGTCTTGCACTTCCGGGCTATCCGGGAGATAGCTCGTGTGCATTTCCAACTTGACGTTTCGCTGCTCTGCCGTGTGGAAAAGACCCTCGTAGAATGACCAATGATCTTTCCAATGGAACAGCGGATCGCCACCACCAGACACCGAAACCCACTCCGGCCTTTCCTTGCAGAGCACCTTGTTGAGCGGTTCCTGTGTGCTGAAATTGTCTGTTTCGCTCATTTTCAGCCCATTGTTTCTTACGATGCACTCCGGGCAGGTGTAATGACAGCCAAAGTTCGTAATGATGCTGACATACTTTCCGGGGTTTGCGTTGACGCTACGCATCGGCATAACTGCTTTTTCACTTTTCATCTTGTTCACCTATTTCATTGCCCCATGCGTCCCATCCGGGCGACCGCTGGCGGGCAAAAAGTTCTATCCTCGGCACGTCACCCAGCAGCTCCACAATCCGCCGCCTTGTTTCTTCCGGCTTCTTGCTATGTTCCTCTACCGGGGACTCTATAACTTGATGTACTGCATGGCTCTTGATCTGCGCCGCTGGTTTGAATCCGGGCGTTACCCCCAGCAGACAAATCTCGGCGTTCGCTCGTGTATACGCTCCCATGCCCCAAAAGTTTGTGTTGCTCTTCCGGTTCTTCTTGATCCACACAAAGGCACAGGTCTTATACTCGAAACCCCATGCTTCCATGACGCGCAGGGCATCGGCTATCTGTGGGAATGTCGCCCACATGAAGCACACCGACCCCCCCCCGCAAGGTTTTTAACCGGCAGGGCGCATATATCATCCGTCGTCATGGTGTTATAATGCTGCGCGGCATTGCCCCGGCTCTTTGGGCCGGTTCCACACTGGCGATATGACCACGGAGGATCAGCATAGATCGCGGTGTATTTTTTATCTGGCAAATTCATTTGTTTTTCCTCTGGTAGCAGGTTGCACTCCGCAGGATGCAGGTCGTGTCCGCGATCACCGCTTTGTCGTCCCAGTATTCATCTGCGCCAACTTTGCGGGAATCGCTGCCCCACGCTTCGATCCACTCCGGCAAGCTCTGATTCACGGTATCAAAGTTCAGGCCCCACTCTTTGCAGGCTGCAATAGCTGCGTCCAGTTCCTTGCCCGCCCTGCAAGTCCACAGGATCAGGCCAGCACCCGCCTCCTGTTCTTTCTTGGCTTCCTCGATAACGTGCCAGTTTGGTTCCCCGATCTCCGGGTATTTGCTCTGACAAATGCACCCGTCAAAATCAATGGCTATCGCCCTGCGCATTTCGTCCACCCTTTCTTTTTCTGTTCAGTTCAGCAAGGTACTGTTTCCGAACATGGATTGCGATGTGCTGCGGCAAGTAATTGCGGTAAATCTGCGCACAGCCCTGAAACTTGTAGGCGTTGTGTACAATGAGCATAATCTTGATCTTGAACATTTCGGCTCGCCCGATCACGCCCGCGCGATATGCTCTTTCCATTGTTGCTGCAATAGTTTCTTCTTTTGTCATTCCGCTCACCCTCCAAGTTTCGGATCAGGGCATTCCCACTTGTAGTCCTTAAATTGGATCAGCCGATACGTTGCGATCTCGCCTTCTACGATCTCGATTTCCTTGTTGAACTCCATGCCCATTTCATAGCCATACACTCTAAAATCCAAGTTGTACTTTTTGGACATTTCAATATAGGGCTGCTCTTCGATATTCCATGCAGCTTTCATGTTCACAACGAGGATCGACTTCTTGCCCTCTTCGCAGAAGTCCACATACTCGCCTTTTTCTATGAAGTTTCTTCTCGTCCCCTCGATATGAGCACTCTTGTCTACATACAGATACATTTCTTCGCTGTCGGGGTCGTGCTCAAATCGGACAGCACCCTTTACAAGCTCCGTGTGTGCGCCGTCGCCCAGCCAGTTCGTAGTGTAGCAATGCAGACATTCCTCCACCCACCGCTTAATATCTTCCGGTTTCCCGCGGACTTTCAATTTTCCCTCTACCCAGTTCGGCATAATTTATTCTCCTTTCAAAATCCACACCCGATGCTCACCGTACCCGCTCCACGCAAGCGCGTTCTCATGGGTATCAACAGCAACGTCAAGGTGCGCTCCCTGCACTCCCGCGCCCTTGTCCTGCACAATGCGGATTCCTACGCCCTCAATGTACAAAACTGTTCCATACGGGAAGATTGACTGATCCGCCGCCACGGTTACGCCCGCCTGTATCGGCTGGCCGCTGGCTGTGATTCCGTGACCCTCTCCGCAGATATGCGGGTATTGCTCTGTGCAATAGGCCGTGCAGAAAAACACTCCTGCATCTTCCAGCTTAACCTTCCCGTCCGCCAAAGCGTCAAGGCGAAGCTGCATAGAATCTATAACCTCTTCGTCCTCTACTGCCCGGTCGATCCAGTGCTGCGCCCGGCTTGCGTAAATGTCCCGCTGCGCTTCAAGGTCAGCGACCCGGCTTTTCAGCGCACCAGCCTTTGCGCAGTTGATGATTTCAGCGGCGCAGACCAGAGCCAGAATCGCTTTATCTCTTCTCGTCACTGTTCCACCTCGCTGGATTTGATCGCCAGCCACCACAGCGCGGCGTGAAGCGCATACTTCGGGCAAGCCTGAACCGTTGCCATGCCTGCCACGATCGGAATCGCTTCTTCGATTTCCTCTTTCTTCGGCATCGACGCAAGATCAAACCTCGCCCGTGCCACCTTTTCCAGAACCCTGATTGCATCAACATACAGCACGTTCTCAACCTCCTATTTGATTTTTTCTATCCTTGTCACGGTAATCTTTTCATACTCGTGGCGGTGGAACTTTTGGATTTTGCGGCGGGCGTTGTACTCTGCTTCGCTCTCACCCCAGCCGTTGACGCGGATTGTATGTACATCCGTTTCGTCAGCGGTGCAGCAGACGACAACCACCTTGTACCTCTGCATCTACTTTCCTTTCTGTGTTACAATGTTCGGGCCTCGGTCAATCATCGGGCTTCCGTCTGCACGAGCGGTCAGTGTTCTTGCTACCGTATCCCCGGCATTTGCAAAGGCCGTGTCCGGTACATCGCCAACGCTATACGCTACTGCGTGTTCATGTCCTTTTGTTATCGTATACTGCGGGTCGCCATCGTTGCCGATACCAAGTCCCGTTCCTCGACCAAGGGCTTTGTACCGCGTCGCAAGCATTGTGTTTATTGGGAAGCACCCGTGGCTTTCAAAAAGCGTTTGGTCTTGATGGGTTGCCAGCGTTGCGGAAAGTTCTTCTTGCACAAGTGCGCCCTTTCCGCCGCCCTCACATCCTCCACGGATTTTCATGGTATATGCTGCTGCCCCCCCCCGCTGGGTTTTGATGCCACCATTCGATCATGCCATGAATAGCAGTCAGCAGTAAGTCCTGCAACTTCCCCCCCCTGCGGGATGCACGGGTCAAAATTCCATTGAGTGCCTTTTCGCTCAAAAACGACCACTCCGGCGGATTCTCCACAAGTATCGCAGATAGCATATATTCTTCGCCTGCGCTGGGGTACTCCCCAAAATTGCGCGTTGACGATTCGATAGGCAACAGCTCCGTAATTTGCGAAGTTCCTCCACTTTCCGTGCTGCCGAATAAACTTAGCTGCTCCACTTCCGGTAAATTCTCTAAGACAGAGCAGTTCATTGAGGACAACTTCAAAATCTTCACCTCCGTTCGATGAAAGTGCGCCCGGCACGTTTTCCCAGATCACAAAGCGTGGGTATCTTCCGTTAGTTGCTGCCAGCATTTCCCGGATGATCCGTATTGCTTCTCTGAACAGGCCGGACCTTTCTCCCTTCAAACCGGCGCGTTTCCCTGCAATGCTCAAGTCCTGACAGGGTGAACCGAACGTGATAATATCCACCGGTTCGATTTTCGACCCTTTTATTTCCGTTACACTGCCCAAATGCTTCATGTGCGGCAGATGGGTTCTTGTCACCGCAATCGGGTAAGGTTCTACTTCACTCGCCCAGACCGGATGACCGCCGCACATGGCGGCGCACAGCGGCATTGTTCCGCTTCCGTCAAACAGGCTTCCCAGCTTCACCTCATGCGGCGGTTTTCCAAGCTCGCGGAATGCGTTCTGGACAAAGAAAATGGCATTCGGCAACGCCATTCCATTTCCCCACATCGCATATTCTGCCGCCAAACTGTGCAGCCCATCGTGCCACCGCATCAACGCTTCATCGCTCTTTGCGCCGTCCGCGCGAAGGATGGTCTGTTTTGGTTTTGTCTTTTTGATTTCGCAACTTCTGGCATAGACTTCCCGCCAGAAGTTGAACTCTTTCGGATTTTTCAGCGATTCAATTTCCGCCCATCCATCCGGGAACCCTTGCAATCGACTGCATTCCAGCGGAATCAATCGGCAGACGATCCAGTCCGGCTGTTCTCTTTCTTCGCAAACCACCGTTTCTGAACCCCCTCCCAACGCTCCACCTGATTTTTTAAGCGTTCCGCTCACATCATCCTCTATGTAACTGTCATATTGCAGCTCTCTATAAGCGACTGCGTGGCGGTCTACTGTATTCAGCGTAAAAGACGTATCTTCTTTTACGCCGCTCCCGTTTTGGTTGGTGTTCCTATCCACAAAATTCCCGGCCAGACACATTGATTTTTCGCTGTGAACTTTCATGCTACCCCCCCCCCGAATCAAAATCGACTGTGACCTCATGGCCGACGCGCTGTTCAGGAGAGTTGGAGCAATACCATCCGAACTATATACCCTTGCTCCTTGCGGAAATTCCGGTGTCAAACATTCGATTTCCATTGACGTTCTCCATTCTTTCTTGTGCGGACGGTCGGGATCGAACCTACCTTTCGGCTCAGAGTAACAGGGGAGCCGCTCTTCTCCATTGCGCATCCGCATATAAAATCCGCCGCCCTGAAAAGACATCTTCACAAAAAACAGGGCGGCGGCTTCGGTCTGGCCTAATTCAGACCTACCACCTTTGTCTTGGGTGGATCGGACAAGGCATTTCTTCGCTCATGCAGCGGGCATACCTTTCAACCTCCGTCGTTGTCATGCAGGTATGGCTTGACGCTTCGCGCCTGCCGGTGCAGACCAGCTTTCATGATTTCGAGCAAAGCAGGTGCGGACGGGGTTCGGCCCCGCTTGCGGCGGCTGGTTGCGCATCCAGCTGTCCCGCACCACATGAAAAGCCGCCCCGCTGACGCGGCGCAGGGCGGCTCGTTTACCTCAAAAGATGTTTTGTATCAGCAGCATCCTTGTCGGCTTTCTCGTAATGCTCACAGTTCAGGTTGTACCCATCACACGGCGCACATTTCGCAACCGTGATTCTGAACGTGTGTCGGCATTGTTCGCTCTTGCGAACTTCCTTTACGGTGGGGCTTCTGTTGTGTATTTTCATTTCGTTGTGCTCCCTCTGTTATTCCTTCCCGAAAACGGACTTGAGGATTTCTTTCAGCGCGCCCTCGTCCCGGACAGCGTTGAAACCGCTGCTCATATCGAACGCACCGTTGCGGTTCCCGAACTCCGCCTTGCGCCGCGTCGCCATAATGCGAATGGTTCCCACGATTGCCCTCTCCATCGCATCTACCGCTTCTGCGTCGTTAAGGCTTTTGAAAATGCCGTCAGCACCTTGCGCCACCAGAAAGCCCAGCTTGTACGGACTACCTTTCGCCTTTACCAGCGAGCATCCTTTTCCCTCGTCCACCACCGACAATTCAGCCGGTTCGTAAAAGCACTTTTCCATGTCGTTCATAACTTTGTCCTTTCTTTGCTTGATGAATATTCGGAAGTGGCGGCGCATCCCAGAGTTGACACTGGGCGGCGGGGCGGTGTGGAATCCCCGCTTGCACTGGCTGCGCCATATAAAGGAGCGGTGTCGTACAGCGTGATGCTTCCGCTCCTACCCGTGCGGGTAGCCCTACCGTGTTCTTTTCATCTCCGGTAGGCAAGATGCCGGTCTTGCGGAAACCGGCTGACCGGTGCGCTCCCTAAGTGCCCGGTCATGTGGCAGGCGTGTTTCGGTGCGCCCAGACCGTAGCCGGGCTTTATTCCCAGCTATCCCCGACAACGGCGACAGTTGCAATCAGCATGACCAACCACATCAGCGCAACAATGCCCCAGCTGAACGCTTCTCCCGCCAGAAAGCAAATCAGCATCGTTGTGCCCAACGCCATCAGGAACAGGATCAAGCCCACAACGCAAAGAACGATAATCACCATGTTGTCCCTCCGCTCTGGTCTGCGCTACCGCGCAGCCCATCAGCTATTCAGTGTTCAGCTTTCAGCTTTTTGAAGAAAGCGGAACGGCCCCCGACGTACCAGCTGGAATTGGAACGCGGACTGCCGAGGTCCAAGTTGAACACACCGGCACTCGCGCCGTTGCTCCAGCTGCCACCGCGAATCGGAATGTATTCGCCCTCAGTAGCGTCAATGTAACAGTAGGCTTCTTCCTCCCCTGCGAACAGCGCATACTCTTTGAGCATTTCGCTCTTGCATTCCACCTTGACCTCTCCCCACTTGCAGCCAGCCCAGCCGCCCGCTTCGTTGTGGTCTGTCGTGAATGTAATCTTTCCGTCCGATGCGGAAACATACACCGGTTCGCCGTTGTCGTCCGTCAGCGGCTTCCAGCCGTCACCGCACTGGGTCAGGTCTGTTTCCGGGAGTGCCGCGTCATTGTTTTGCGCAACCATCAGCATACCGTTTTTGATACGCAGACCGGCTACTATCTCCCAGATGTTTCCGCACAGATCATGTACGCCGGTTTTTGTGTGGTCATGCGTCCACGTTTCCGGGCCGGAGCCGGTCAGTGTTCTATTGCCGCTTCCCGAACTTTCTCCGCGTTCCTCGTTGTCTCCGTCCCAGTGTCCCCCGTTCGTGTTGCCGTGAGGAAGCGTACCGTTTGCATAGCTCAGATTCGCCAGCAGTCCCCACTCCGCTGCCGTCAGCGGATGCCAGCCCTCACCCTTGGAGAAGCAGGCTTTTGCAAATTCATCCGCTGTAAAGCCCGTTGCCGGGTCTGCATACGGTAAGCTGTACGGCTTGCCGTGGATCATCATGTTTGGGTATACGGAAATGTAAATTTCGTCGTAAACCTCGCCGCCGATCACAAACGCCGGGTGCGGCTTATCGCTGCCGCCGAACAGTTCCTTGTTGCTCACGCGGCGGAATCTGTGCATGATGGACGGGATACCAGCATCATCATAGATCGCAACCACATCCCAGTCCGTACCGGGCGCAACTTCCTTCGGCTCTGTCAGCGGCTTCACTTCTTCCGGGTCGCGGCAACCGTCCGCAAAGACGGAACCCGGCACGAGCGGGACATTAAAGTAAACGCCCGGTGCGCCGTATTTCTCTGCCATATCAAGGAATCTGCCGGACAGCTCCCGCACCACATCGTCGCTGCCCTCTGCCCGAAGGCTCAGGCTCATGTAGTCAAGTTTTACTTTCGCCATGCTTCTTTTTCCTTTCTTCGATCTGGCGGCGGATTACTTCTTCCACCTTTCTCTTCTTGTCGTCCTCCTTTGCCCGCCATACTCCGTATGACAGACCCGCGGCATCCGCCTGTCGAACATCCAGCATCAACCGATCCGGCTTTATGCGGCAGTTCTTCTGGGCGCGTTCCGCCGGGGTGGTCTGACTTTTTGCATTGCACACCGGGCACAGCTTGATAGCTGGCGATTCTGCAATGAATGTTTCCTTGCAGGATGTGCAAACCTTAAACATCGGCATCGGTATGACCCCTCTGTTTCTTTGTCTGTTCCCGGATGTACTGCCGCAGATGCTCCCTGAACTCCCGCTGCTTCCGGTGTTCCACGATCCGGGCCGCTGTGTACACGATTACGCACAACGCCACGACCGTTACGGCTACCACGCCCATCATGCTGCCGTCACCTTCCTTCTCTTCTGCTCGTAGGCTTCCCGCTGCTCCGCCGTGATCCCCGGAATCCGTTCAAACAGTTCCGGGTCTTGCAGCAGCATATTCAAAATACCCTCGCGGGTCTGGCTTCCCTGAAACGGGGAGAAGGACAGCTTCTGCTTCTTCCTCATTCCTCGTTGCCCTCCTTTCCACTGGTGTTCTCCGCCGGGTCTGCGCTCTGGGCTTCCTTGTAGCCCTGCACAAACCCTGCCATAAAGGAAAGAGCCGACTTGCCGAGCGGCTTTGCATCGTCCATGATCTTTGCCAGCTCTTCCGTCTGCATCTTTTCTTTCTCGCTCATACTCTCACTCACGCTCCTTGTTGTCCGCCCCTTCCCGCCGTGCTATAATCAGGGCAGGAAAGGGGGTGATTATTTTGACCGACCGACAAAAGCTCGTCTACGATCTGTCCATGCAGCTTACCGCCGCAGAGCTTGCAAAGGGGATTCCTCTCACCGAAAACCCCGCCGCTTACGCTCTGGACACCTTTACCGGTTACATTGCGCTCTACTCTGCAATGGACCCCGCCAATTTTGACATTGCTCTTGCTAAAATCAAAAAGGTGTAATCCCTACGACTGAGATTGGCAAATCTCTCAATGCTGTTTGGGCACTTTCCAAACGGCCAGACAGCATAATAATGAGTGTCCGCATCTCTGCGTAGGAAAGCTCTTGCTCTTGGCATTTTGCGAGAATGTCATTGGCAAGGGCTTTCATTGTTTTGTCGTTCGTATTCCTGCCCTTGTTCTGGCACAGGAACTTTGCCGGGTTCTCCATCCTCTTCACCCCCTTTGTGTTGCCTGTCGGAACTTTACAGTGTCATTATAGTCAATTCTCGGAACATTGTCAATGGTTTTCTGGGATTCTTTTGTTGATTTTCGGAACTTTATTTGCTATAATGAGATTGCAGAAAGGTGGTGAATAAAATAAATGACCATCGGCGAAAGAATTAAAGTCCTCCGCAAAGAGAAAAATCTTTCGATGGAGGATTTCGGCTCTGTAATCGGTATGGGCAAGTCTGCTGTCAGCCGTATCGAAAACGGGGTCAACGGAACAACGGATCAGACCATCCGCTCCATCTGCCGCGAGTTCGGGGTCAATGAACACTGGCTCCGCACCGGCGAGGGCGAAATGTTTGAGCAGACGCGGGAAACCGTGCTGGACAAGCTCTGCGCCGAGTATGATCTTGGTGCAGAACACCGGGCCATTGTGGAGGGATTTCTGGACCTGACCCCGCAGGATCGGGATGTGGTACTGAAATACTTCCATAATGTGTTCAGTCGGTCTACATCCCCTGCCGCCCAGAGCGCGGCAGTGCCCGACAGCGAAGCCCAGCGCATTGCCGAGAGCGACGAGTACAAGTCGCTTGTGGAAAAGAACGAGCCAGCGGAGGGCGAACCGTTTACTACCGTCGGTTAGTTCTGCAACGCGCCGCAGACGAGTGGTTGAAGCGTCACCGCTGACCACCATGCAAAAAGAAAAAGCCCACCGGAGCCGTACCCGGTAGGCTTTTTCTTGCGTAAAAAAATAATGCCCCATCCTTCCGTCTGGAAGAACAGGGCATTTTGAAAGGATATGCTATATATGAGAAAGAAGAAAGTCAAGGGCGGCAACCGCCTTGTTGCCTACTACCGCTACTCCGGCGGCAGCGGGCAGACAGAGCAGAGTATCGAAGGGCAACGCCGGGACTGCGAGAATTACGCCAAGCTCCACGGCCTGACCATCGTTCACGAATACATTGACCGGCATATCTCTGGCAAGACCGACGACCGCGCCGCGTTCCAACAGATGATGAACGACGGCGACAAGGGCGCGTTTGATATGGTGATCTGCTGGAAAACAGACCGCTTTGCCCGCAACCGGTACGACAGTGCCGTGTACAAGAAGCGTCTGCGGGACAACGGCATAGAGATTCTTTATGCCGCCGAAAGCAACGTGGAGGGCGCAGAGGGCATTATCATTGAAGGTTTGATGGAAGCCCTTGCCGAATACTACTCCGCAGAGCTGGCAGAGAAGATGCGCCGCGGTATGCGCGAAAGCGCACTGAAAGGGCAGGCCATCAACCGTTGCCGTTCTCTGGGCTTGACCACCGACGAGAACAAGAAGTACGTCATTGATGAAAAGACCGCGCCCACCGTGCGCTTCATCTTTGAGCATTACGCCGCCGGGGAGAGCAGCACTTCCATTGTGGAACAGCTCAACGCCAAAGGTCTGCGCACCAGTCAGGGCAACCCCTTCAACAAGTGCAGCATTCCCCGTATCATTCAGAACGAAATGTACCGCGGTGTCTATACCAGCAAGGCGTACAACGTGCGGATCGAGGGTGCGATCCCCGCTATCATTGATGATGATCTATGGAAGAGGGCGCAAGCTATGATGAAAACCAACCGTCAGTTGAAAGCCAAGTATGAACCGAAAGCGGAATATCTGCTTTCCGGTAAACTGTTCTGCGCAAAGTGCGGCTGCACCATGAAGGGCGTAAGTGGGCACAGCGGCGGCAACGGCGAGGTGTACCGCTACTACGCCTGCTCCAACCCCCAGTGCCGCAAGCGCAATATCCCGAAGGATGATTTAGAGGGCAAGGTGATCCGCTCCATCTGTGACCACCTGTTGCAGCCTGAAACGATGGAACTTCTTGCCGAAACGATGGTCGAGGTGCAGAAAGCCGACATGGAGAAGCCCAACGCTGAGCGCGATGTTCTGGAACAGGAACTCCGGGATGTGCGCCGCCGGAGCAAGAACATCATGGATGCCATCGAAACCGGCAGTGCAAACCCCCAGCTTATCTCCCGTCTGGATGATCTGACCCAGCAGGAGAACACGCTGACCTATCAGCTCTCCACGATGGAAGCTGAGAAGCCCCTGCTCTTCACCAAGGAGCAGTATCTTTTCCTGTTGCAGCAGTTCTACGCCCAGCCCACAGAGCAGGACGATGCCTATAAACGCCGTCTTATTAACACTTTCGTAACAAATATAGAAGTTAGTGATTCCGAACTGCTTATTTATTTTAACATTTCCGAAGAAACTGAAAACAAAAACAAAAACGCCCCTCAGTTGAACTTTGATAAATCAAGTTCGACTGAGAAGCGTCTGGTCCGAGTGGCGAGAATCGAACTCACGGCCTCTTGA